CCATTATCGATGACCTTAATGGATCTCACCGTGTGGACAATCGCAGGAGATGACGGCATGGCGATGTTGATACGCCCGACATAGGTGTGGACACCAGTGACCTGATTGATTTCATAGCAAACAACAGGAATGGCACCACCCGCGATGGCGCCGATCATGAACACCCGCCCGTTGTCACTTGCAAACATCGTGGTGAGCGGCGTGAAAGCACCGGCTGTGTCAGAAAACACATCAAGGAATCGGGTAGGTGATGGACCAAGCACTGGCTTAGAGTCAATTGTTCTCTGGGTTACTCGACCTTGAATTGTGGTTCTCGTTTGGTCATACGTCCCACCAACACTTTCCAATAATTTTACATCTAGCAATTTCATTCGTTATCTCCTAAATTACACTTTTTGTTATACTTGCTAATACATAAGAGTTTCCAACTAATGTATAGATTATGCTTTTTTTAGCGGTTTTACCCGGATGAACATTAGTACTTGTTGTATTAATTTCTATTACTCTTTCGTTTTTTGTTCCAGCGTCGGCATATATAAACTCATCCACTCTATCACCAGCTGCTAAAATTTGGCTAAATTCATTATTAACAAAAACATATGGCGTTCCAGAAGGAGTTCCATCATCTGTCCCAGAGCTAATAACAGGGGCTGTAATTGACGCACTTACTGAACTTGCTGGCTCAAAAGCTCCACCCCAAATATCATACTTATAGCCTTTAAGAACCTGACCGTTATAAACTGGGTCTAGTCCTGAATATGACAACGAAATAGAATCTGTTAAAACTTGAGCGCCTTGCGTGTTAGAAATGGCAAAACCTGTATTGACATCGGCTGAGTTAGAGCAAACGCCCAAACCTACTGTTCTAATTTCCAAAACTCCATTAAGTTGAGTAGCTTTAAAGAAGCTGGAAAAGAACGTATTTAGCGTTAAACGGGTTGCAACAGCTACTATGATAGCAGAGTCTCCTGCACTAATCTGCACTTCAATAAGTGTGGAATTTGCAACAACTGGAGCCGTTCCTGTTCCATCAACATTATACCACACAACGAAAAGTCCGTTAGCTGGACAAGATCGGATGGTAAAATACTTGTTGTTTAAAGAACCGGCAACATCAGCAACACAAGCAATGTTGGTAATGTGGCTTTCTGTCCCACGAAAGTAATTTACCTGTGTGGGATTGTTATTAACATCGTATGTGGCTGAGAAATGAGTGAAGTGTTGGCTATTAAGGGAATTGGTGTCTCTTACACGTATAGCTTGTCCATAGAAGTCATGGACTTCCTTGACAATCAGCGGAGCATCGTATTGAGAGTTTTTATTTTGACTCACTTAAAGTATACTCCATTTTTGCACTTTTTCTTCTATTATCACTTCTTAACAACATCTGTAGATTAGTAAAATGATTTAATTCATAAAGCTTTTCAACAGTCTGAGCCGAACTTATTGGTACTATATGATCGATTTCTACAATGTCAGATTCTACTATACCTCTATTATAATTATTTTTAAAGGTTTCTTCTAAGTAAGTCTTTAGAAATTCTAAACTACAACCTAAAATATCTTTTAATTTGTTCTTTTTATAAAACCCTTTCTGCTTAATGACATGTGCTATACTTACTCTAAGATTATATGCAATTTTAAACTTTTCATCATTTTTTAATCTATTTTTTACTTTAGTCTGATAGTATCGAGCGCAGGTATTTTTCCTTATATTTTTACCGTTTTCTGTGCTTAAATAAAGCTTTTTAGCTAATTTCCCTTTTTCTGTTTTTGAATGTACCCTGCTTTGTAGATTATGACAATCTTTGCAAATTGTAGAATAGCCCGATTTATAGTACTTACTTTTCTTAAAAGCAAGCTGCTCTTTATCTATCTTACAAACCCTACAATTCTTATTCTGGGACATCAAAAACCTCTACCATATAAGGGTGTTTTTTCAGGTATTTATAACCCCTTAAAAATACTATACGGCTGTAGTTAAAGCCCTAAATTTAATAGTTCCTGACACAAAACCGGCAAAGCTTGGAGAAGTATATTGGATCTGTCCTGTACTAGTTATGCTAAAGACGACTCCAGTTACGTCACCTGTGGTGCTAATTGAATAATCCCACTCTGAGCCTTTATGTATACCCTCTATTTCAACGACCTCAAATAGGTCTGTGGTAGCATCTACAGATACAGAAACAAGTGCTTTAAAAGACCTTACAGTGGCATTGGCAAAGGCAAAGCCCGTTACATTAGCCGCAGCACTTTGATTGTTGGCAAAGCTAAAAGCCGTGTCATCCAAATCTCCCGGAGAGGTTATTCCAGCAATTATGGTGTCTACTTGAGCTTTGGTGTAATAGCGAATGTCTCCACGAGCATCTGTGTGGTATTGTAAATGGTCATCGCTTGACAAGCCGGAAAGAAGCCCGTGGGTAGAAACTTCCCCTGCTGGAGTGTAAAGCTGAGTTCCACGGAAATCTACGTAATCTGTACCATCTACAGATCTAACAATTGCCTGTGGTGTGTTAGAATAAGTATTAGAGCTTTCTAATACAACGCTTCCAAGAGCAACAAATTCGGCAAACGGAAGTCCTGAAAGGCTAGTAATTTCTGAGCTTGCTGCAAGTCTTGCGGCTGTTACGTTTCCATAAGTTGCAGTACCTTGAATTGCAACAACTGGATTTTCTATATCGTTTGTGCCAAATAAGTGTACAAGAACAAAAGCATTGTTGGCAATTTCTGTAAGCTGCCAAGCTCCGCCTGTAAACTGATTATAGGGAATTCTTCCAGCAGCTCCAGTGTATCCAGCCGTTCCGCTATAAATAAAAGGAAAGGCATCTGCCGCTTTCTTGCGCCACAAAAGCCCCTGTCTATAAAGAACAGGAATTTGAGTTTGTGCAGAAATGGTAATAGTTATATCTTCATCTTTAATTGTTCCAGAATCGCTGGTAAATTGGGCATGGGCATCTAAACTCCCATCTCCATCAACGCTAAACCCCTGAAGAGCTAAACCCGAAATAAACTGAGCACCAAAGACAGTATGAAGATAAGAATGCGTTGCTCCATCCATTTGCATTCCATGTCTTTCTTCTGCAAAGTAAGTGCGAGTATTTGTATCCGTATTCCAGTAAATAATAGAAACGAGTGCGTTGTCAATGAAAAGCTCTGGACCAGCGGCTTGCGTTGTTCCTAAAGAACCTGTTGCATCAAAATAAATAAAGTGATTTCCCGGTAAAGCTGGAATCTGAATGGTTTGTGCGCCAGTTTTTATATACTTTACGCCTTTAACCCAAACATCAAAAGTCGCTCCAGTTGGAGTAATTGAGAAATTTCTTGTGCCGTTATCAAAAGATAAAGTAGTGGTAGTTCTGGAAAAGAATCCTGTTGGCTCTTTTGTATCGGTATAAACATTCGTGGTATTAGCCATGAATGCGTCAATCTGAGCATGTGTATTTGTACCAATATTAGTAAGCAATGTGTGATCTGTTACACCCGAAGAAGGAGTTACAGGAACCCAGTTTGTACCATTCCAGCTTGGAATTTGTCCAGAAGTGGCTGAAGACTGGGTGAGATCGGATAAAGCATGAACGTGAGCTGTATTAGCTTTGCCACTTAATGCTGTAGCTGTGGCAGTACTTATTGGTTTATCTAAGTCACTTGTGTTGTCCACATTAGCCAGCCCAACTGCAGTTTTGTCCAATGTTTGGAATGATTTATCCCCACGCCAATACTGAGATGTGGTCCCAGCAGTAATTGCATTTTCTTTTCCATTCCACGTAGACTTTTCTGTATCTGTAACAAATCTATAAGACGATGTTTGAATAATGTTCGCCGGATCTGTAGCATCAACATTGGGAACATTACTAAGACCTACATCAGACTTAGTTGTTCCATGTGGATTTCCTGCAACAATTTGCGAATGGTCATACGCAGTTTTACCTCTATCTCCACGATATGCAGTAGAAGACGTTTCTCCTAATGCTAATGAAACTGAAATTTCAACATAGATAGAACCTGACCAACGATAAGTTAAGTTAGTATCTAATGTTACATATATCTTACCAGATTCTCCGGTTACTGGAAATGCAGCAAAATTAGCAAACTCTAGTACGTCATCAACATAGCTTGGAAGTTGTGTAGAGGGAACTTTTCCAGTACCATCTAAAGAAGCAACGCCATTTATAGCTCCCACTAAAGCATTATCTACTTTAGCATTTAAAGCAGTTTGAGTTGCGGTAGAAATTGGCTTATTAAGATCAGAGGTATTATCTACATTAGCCAATCCAACAGCGGTTTTATCGAGCGTTTGAAATGTTTTATCGCCTCTATAATATTGCCCAGTAGTTCCAGCAGTAATGGTGTTTTCTTTTCCATTTAAAGCCGTCTGTGTGGCTGTGCTTATTGGCTTATTAAGATCACTTGTATTGTCTACGTTTGATAAACCAACGTCAGTTTTATCAAGAGTTACAATTCCAGTTTTACCCGCTACTGATTGAACAGGAGCAGCAGCAGCTGCACCAGCTGCATTTACATAATTGGAAGGATTTGATGCATCATATTTAGCATTTAAAGCCGTCTGAGTTGCAGAAGAGATAGGCTTATCAGCATCGCTCGTGTTATCAACATTAGACAATCCTACCGCAGTCTTATCTAATGTTTGAAAGCTTTTATCCCCGCGCCAATACTGCCCAGTGGTTCCCGCCGTAATTGAATTTTCTTTAGCATTAAGGGCAGTTTGTGTTGCAGAAGAAACGGGTTTGTCAGCATCACTTGTGTTGTCAACATTGGATAAGCCAACTGCAGCTTTATTGAGTGGCTGGAATGTTTTATCACCGCGGTAATAATCAGCAGAAGTAGTTGCTGTTATAGTTGGCTCTTTTGTAGCCAATCCGGGAACGGTAGGAAGATCGGCTGTACCAGCTAAATCTCCAGCAAGCTTTACTTTACCTTTAATAAGCGTTGTTGCATCTGGGGTTGCTCCTCCAGTTACGGCATTATCAACGTAAGTTTTAACAGCATTTTGAGTTGGGTAAAGAGTATCTGAAGTGCCAAGTGATGTTGTTGTGGATTTATTAGCAACATCTTCTGGGGTAAATCCTAAAGAGTTTTGCTTACCGTTAATCTGAGTTTGAATTGCAGAAGTAACACCGGAGAGATACCCAATTTCTGTAGATGTAACAGTAGATACAACAATTTTACCAGTTGCATCAGAAACAACTGCCCGGGAAGCGGTTAAGTCTGCTGTAGTAACTGTAGTAGCAGCTCCAGTAATGGTATCTTGTTTTGCACCAATTTGTGTTTGAATTGCTGAAGTTACACCAGAGACATATCCTAATTCGGTGGAGGTTACAGCGGAAGCCGTAGGAATACCACTGGCATCAGATACTAATGCACGAGAAGCTGTTATAGCGGCAGCATCTGCCATAACTCCAGTACCATCATTAATAACAATTCTATTAGCTGTGCCAGAAGCAAGTTTAGTTCTAGCAATTGCAGCAGCAGCTTTAATATCAGCGTTTTCAATGTTACTGAGCGTGTTAAGATCGGCATCGATAGTCTTGTTGGTTAAAGCTTGTGAGTCGCTCGTCCCAACAACAGAACCCGTTACTCCATGAACCGCAGAAGTTGCAGCAATGTGCGTGTCAATGTTAGCGTGGGTGTTTGTCCCAATATTTGACAGAAGCGTATGGTCGGTAATAACCGTTGCTGGAGTTGAAGGAACCCAGTTAGTTCCGTTCCAGCTTGGCACTTGTCCATTTGTTGCAGCAGATTGAGTTAAGTCGGAAAGTGCATGAACGTGAGGGGAATTAGCTTTACCATTTAAAGCTGTCTGAGTAGCACTTGATATTGGTTTATCAGCATCACTTGTGTTGTCGACGTTTGATAATCCAACAGCGGACTTATCAAGTGTTTGAAAAGTCTTATCTCCTCTCCAATATTGAGAGGTTGTTCCTGTAGTAATGCTATCTTCTTTAGCGTTTAAGGCAGTCTGTGTTGCGGTTGAGATAGGCTTGTTAGCATCAGAAGTATTATCGACATTAGAAAGTCCGACATCTGCTTTTACAAGTAAAACAATACCAGTTTTACCAGCTACAGAATTTACTTCAGAAGGAGAAATTTCTACATAAGCTGACCCAGACCAGCGGTAGCACTTGTTTGTATCTAAAGCAACGTAAATCTTACTTGTTTCTCCAGTTACTGGAAAAGCTGCTAAGTTAGCATATTCCACAACATCATCAACATAACTTGGAAGTTGTGTGGAAGGAACTTTGCCTGTGCCATCGAGAGAAGCAACTCCATTAATAGCACCGACTAAAGATGTCTCTACTTTAGCGTTTAGGGCTGTTTGAGTTGCGCTAGAAATTGGCTTATCCGCATCACTCGTATTATCGACATTGGAGAGTCCTACAGCAGCTTTATCTAGCGTCTGGAACGTCTTGTCTCCTCTCCAATACTCAGAGGTAGTACCAGCTGTGATGGTTGGCTCTTTTGTAGCAACTTCATCATCCACGTACTTTTTAGTTGTTAAGTGTTCATCTACAGTGGGAATAAACGGAACTGCTCCAGTCCCATCGTCGTATAAAATATACGCTTGATCAGCAGCATATTCTGCACTAAAAACTTCAGATCCAATTGATTTTTCTACGTATAGGTTTCCTCCACTTACGTTACCAAAAGCAACCTCTGATCCATTATCAGATTGCATTAACACGCTACCAAAAGATACTTGGGTGTTATTACTTGAGTTTAGAGGATCTTCTAAAAATAAAGCCCCACTCATAGTGTCGCCAGCTTTGGCTACTTTGTCGTCCAAGGCTGCTTGAGTGTCGTCACTAATTGGCTTATCAGCATCACTTGTATTATCTACGTTACCAAGTCCAATGTCAGCCTTGTCTAAAACAACATCGCCAACTTCTGTGTTAACTGAAGTAACTTCAGAAGGAGAAATTAGGAGATAAGCTCCAGAACTCCACTTATATATTTTCTTAGTATCTAAAGCTAGATAAACTAAGCTTCCTTGACCAATTGCAGGAAAAGCTGCAAGGTTGGCATATTCAACAATGCCTCCTCCGCCTCCGCCAGATGTAGAAATATATCCAAGTCTAATTGCGGTATTAGCCATAATTAGTGCCTTTGCTTAGCAGCGTAAAAGATTCTTGTAACGTCTAATGCACCAGAACTGACATCAATCTTAATTCTGGCATACAAAGCTCCAGAACCGGCAATGTCCCAAATATGAGAGCCTGACGAATCTGTTACTGGTTGGGCAGATTCAACAATGTCAGCAAAGTTAATGTTGTCTGAGGAAATTTGTAAAATAAAACTCATGGCTGGAGAAACGCCATTATCATAGTTAACTTGAATGGAAAATTCATCTTCTCTATTATCTAAAGAAAAAGATGGTGAATACCACAAAGCGTTAACTGTTTCTGGTCCGTCTAGTATTTCTTTGAGACGAATTGCATCTAAAACAAAACTCATTTTTCTTCCTCTTTTTTATCACTTGTAAGTTTTCTTCCAAAATAAAGTCCGGCACATATACCGAAAAACTGCAAAGCATTTTCAATGTCAACGCCATCAACAAGCTTGGCTACTTTGTTTAATAGCCCAAAAATTACCAGTCCAGAAGAAACAACAAGAAGAGTGAATGACGCAGAAGGCTTTTGAGAGATTGGGTCACGTAATATCGGCACAGGAATGCCTTGTTTCGTACACCAATCAACAAATCTTTTTTGCAATTCCTTTATCTTATCCACTATCTCTTACCTTTCTTCCACTCTTCAAAAGAATAAACTTTTGCGTAAAGAACTGTGGAATTATCATAAAGCTTTGGAATAACTCTTAAATAGCCTCGGTAAGCTCTATAATCTTTCTTTTCTTCTGTAGTAAGCGCACAATCAGCAAGTTGCGTCCAGTCAGTCATTGCTAAAAGCTGTGTTCTTTTTCTTCTTAAAATCTTCCAAACATCTTCTACGGAGTCAGAAGTAACTTCTTCAATTCTAAGCTCAACGCCTTCTGTTAGTTTAAAAAAGCGAATAATGTTTCCTTCAACAAGCTCGCTTCTTTCATCAATAACAAAGCGTCTATTCTCTGGCGTAATATCTTTTTCTTCAACCCACTTGGAAACGCCATTCCAATGTCCAAAAGCTAAGTGGTAATCTCGGTAAAGCTGGGCAAGTTCTGAAGTTTCAAACTCATATACTTGCTCAATTTCTCCTTGACGAACAGTTAGCTTGTGCATGAATTAATCCTTATTCCTGAGAAGGTTCCTGAGCTTGTAATAAAGCTTGTAACTCTTCTAAACTTGGGCATGGAATATTCTTAAATCTCCAACCCGACTGATCTCCAGCTTCCAACAAAGCCGGATTCCAGTTATCTCCAGCCTCTAAAAGTTCTTGCTTGTCTTGCAAAAACAAGCCTACAGCAAGAGCGATGTCCGAAAGCTTTGGAAGCTCTGGCACAGACTCTAAAACAGGCTCTGGCACTGGTTCTATAACAATCTCTTCGGCTAGTGCCGGAGTTTCCTCCGACACAACCACAAATTCTGCTTCAATATCTTGTTTAATTTCTTCGCTCATACTAATTCCTTATTTAATTTTTTGAATTTTAACAACAGTATAAACTTCGTTATCCCCAAAAGCAGCGGGTATTCCAAATCCAGTTGTTGCGGCTGTAGTTGATGTTCTATGTTGTATTTCAAATGTTTTAGCAGAACTAATACTTATTACACCAGCAATATAAGAACAAGTTGAAGAACCATTAGATGGAGCTGATGATGAGTCAGAAAGTGAAGAGGTTCCCATTATTGAGTCTACACTGTCTGTAATATTTCGCAATTTTGCTTTGTGTAGGTTTACATCAACTGAGTTTGCACTCACCGCCGGGGCATTTGCTTCAATATAGTATTCTCCAGCAGGTAACACGAACTGGTTACTAGCTAAGCTTGTAACAATACCACTTGGATCTGAAAGTGTATTCAAAGTTCTTGTTTGATAAGAACCAGCCGTTGCAGTTCCACCAGCAGTACCATTAGCTTTAACATCGCTTAGCGTTGCAATTCTAGGCTGAAGCAAAGGAACGCCTGTCAATGCGGGCGATTTGCTCGCATTAATTACGAGGTAGCCTGAAGCTTGTACGGTAGTGTCTGAAAACCAAAATTGGTTTGTTGTCGCTGTAGCATATCTGAGAAATCCTGCGTCTAATAAAAGCACTCCAGTTACTTCATTGTAGTCTTTAAAATATAATCCATACTGGTCGTTATTTCCACCTGATGCAAAAAGATCAGGGTTTCCGGCTATTGCTTTTCCTGAATTTTTGTATAAGTCTATAGTTTTACCCTTTAAACCTTTACCAATCTGAATTGCAATTGTTGATGGTTGAGCAGCCGTACTAGGAGAAGCGTACACTCTGGTATAAATCAACATACCATTAGCATTCATATCCGCATCAGTTTGCGTAGGTCTTGTCGTTGTCTGCGTTCTCGTATTCGTATTCGCTGCGTAAGTGAATGTGATGTAAGTGCCTACAGGAGCATTGCTAAGCGTTGTCAAGTTATATAGACTTGACGGCGCGTATTGCAAAGCTGCTGTGTCTGTACTGAAGGTTTCAGGTGCTGTTAGGATTTGATCGGAGAGTGCCGTTGCTGTAACGCTTATTCTGTGGTTAATAGAAGAAACAATTGAACTGTTCTTAAATTTTAACTGATCTCCGGGTAATGCTCTAAAGTTATGAGATACTGATATTGTATACGATGAAGCTGCTACAGAATCTGCTATTGCAACAACTGATCCATTTATGATTATTGCTGGCGCTGTGTAACTTGCTCCGTTAGACCTAGACCCGTATGTTGCAAACACCGTACATGCTTTAAGTATTGTGTAAACGCCAGTAGTGCTGTCGTATGAGAATATACCGTTACCATATAAGGACGTTAATGTTCCTGTTATGTCAGCATTTGTAAACCCTGAAGTATTAAGCATATAAGCTACTTGACTCTCCGGCTGTGGCACATTCACAAAAGGAGTGACATTCACCCCAGTTACGTTAGGCTTTCCTACTTTCGAGATTGTGAAAGATGCTAGCTCTGGATTTACTTGAGTGCCTACATTAGAGTGAGCACGAATTACATCCCCAGCAACTAAGTACCCTTCCCATGCCACGTTAGCGACCGAATTAGCTACTGAAGTGTTATTTGCCAATCTTTCTGTAGCAGATAAAGACTGTACGTCAGCTGTTAAAGATGATGCGTTTTTAGATATACCAAATAGTATAGATGCTGTAAAAATATCACTGTAGCTTACAGAGTATATTCCACTTGTTACAATAGTAAAGCTTGATCCGGCAGTAGCACTATCCGCATATACAATATCCGCGCCTATATTGTCGCGCACATTGCTGAACCTACGAATGCGTGTACCAGTTGAGCCGTATCCATTTGCAGTATCTACGCGAACACTTGAGTCGCTTTCGCTAAACTGCGGCAATACGTTGGATACTGACACTTGTACTGATTGCTCTTGGAAGCTGAGGTTGAGCTGGTTTGATCCGTTTGCAGTTGGGGTAGTTCCTGCGTAAATACGAATTACATCACCAACATTGACATCACCAGACCAAGAAACTTGACCTCTAATACCAGCCGCTGTAACATCTGTAGCACTTAAAACTTCCGAACCAGAAGGGAAGGCTGTTCTATTTTGTTGATTTCGGCTAATAGCAATTGTCTGAGCACTAGGAAGTACCAAGTTACTAGAAATGTTCAATCTACCAGCCTTAAGCATAGTAATCGCAGTGCCTTCGGTAGTGGTGCTTAGGATGCTAAAAGCGTCTCCACGCAAACGAGTTTGAGTAGTGAACTGTACGATTGTAGATTCAGAACCTGTACCCCTGTTAGAAGCACCTTCAAATCTCAGCTCGGAAGTTGGAATCGTCGCTTTTTGATTGGCGATGACGTTGACTTGCTTGAGGGAGCCTTGATAAGTCGCACTAAAGTTATGCGCAACACTATTCACTAAAGTTGTATTAGAGTCAGGAAATCTAAGAGATACAACATCACCAGCAGATAAGTAGATTGAACATTCCCCATAGTGAATGGATGTTGTTGTATATGGTGATATTAAAATATTTGCTACGCCATTTTTAAATAACTGAATTCTGTTAGAGAGGTTTCCCGTAGCAACTACAACACCAAGAATGCTATAGACTCCTGTTTTAAATACAGTCAGTTGTGACCCATTCCAAGAAAAAGCATCACCAACAGATTGTTGCACTGTACTAAAAGGAATATTTGTTACATTCGCTGTAATTGCTTGTCCAGCGTTTCCTGTTATATATAAATAACTATCAGCTTCCTGCACAAGCCCACTCTGAGTAAGCGGGATTTCCTTAACTTGCGTTGCGGAAAGTCCCGCGCATGGGACTGATGCGAAGAGTGAAACTTGAGTAGACGTTACAGCTACCGCCGTACCTGTTGCCTTACTCAAACTTCCTGTAGTACTAGTTTGAACTCCAAACGTTAAATATGTGACCGAAGGTTCTATTAATGTAGTATTAGAAAAATACAGAGTAGAAGAGTATGTAGTAGACGAACCTCCGATAACTTGAATACTTGGAATTAACGAAGTTCCTGCTGAAGTTAATCCTGCCGGAAGTCCTACACGAGCTTCAACTGCTGTAGGTGTGCCAGAAGTAAACTTACCCCTAATCTCAACATTCTCCCCAACTTGTCTCCACTCAAACTCTACGTTCGTCGGAGTACCGAAGCCTTGGAATGTCGGAGTATAACCCTGCCAAGCAGTAACTACTGGAACCTCAACAGAGGTTTCAAGAAGAGCTGTCTCAGCAAGCTCAATTACAACATCATCTACGTAAGTTTCAGGAAGTCCAGCTTCAGCCAATGCCGTTATTGTGTATGAAAGGCTTGCGCAAGACGCAGGAATTACAAAGCTAACTACTTGACGAGCTGGAAGCTCAGAGAAGTTTAACGTTAATCCAGAAGCTGTGGCTGTAGCATTTTGTGAAATGGTTACAGTTAGAGCTGTAGCATTGATAGAATTAATGATTGAGCCAGTTGGAATGCCAGAGCCAGTAACTCGCTCGCCTACTTTCAGCGTGTTTATAACAGCGTTAGTGAAGCCTGAAATGGTAGGTGATAGATTGGTAGTCGCAAGTCCAGAAATAGCTTGTGAGCCCGTTGTGAGCTGCTCAGAGGCTACAATGTTAACAGCATTAGTTTCATCGAAAATATTAAGTGTGACATCGCCCTGTGGAGCAGAAGATTGCAGCAATAAGCTAAGCTGCATAAGCTGTGAGCGATATTTGCGGTCAACAGAAATTACTTGCTTGAAAGACTGGGGAGAGCCAGATTGATGAATTAAGCGAGCAGTTTGAGAGCCATTAAGGGTATTGCTTGTAACAAGAGCAAGTCCTGTTTGAGTGAATTGAGAAAGTGCTGCGCTGTCAAAGTTTTGAGTAAGCAGTGCATCTATGTTGCCAACGCCTCCAGAGCCAACTTCTGTCCAGCTTAAAAGGTTAGCGTCATATCGCTTAATCTTATTGCTGTCGTTGATGTCGCAAGCAAGATCGCCAGCTTGAGGACTTGTGAGAGTTGTTAGATCGACCGGGGATAGATTTAATCCGTTACGTACACGAAAAAAATTACTCATAAAATTTCATTCTCCATTTTATGTATTATATATTAAGTTGTTATTCTACTGGTTCTTCTTGTTGTTTTGCTACAACTTGAAATTCTCCATTATGTTCATTTACAATTTCCATGATGTCGTAATCAGCTACAGGACCGGGACCGCCATTCTCCAGCTGGTGAGCTTGTGCGGCTTGGTATGCTGCAACTTTAGTAGAAAGTTCTTCTTGTTTAGACGAAATCTCAGATTGGGTCGATACTTCAATAATTTTCATTGTTATACCTTAATGATGTATTCTACGTTAGCGTTTTGTGGACGAGATTCTGTTGAGTCTCCTGTTGCATCTGTCAATACTCGATTCGATGTAGTAGCTTGTGCTCCCGAAGCTATCCAGAAACCACTGGTTGACGGTCCTTGACCGCTAACACCAACTTGGGGTCTAACTTGACTGGAGTTGAATCCTGTGTTTTGTGGGTGAGTATGTGAAGCATTTGCCCCACCTTGTACAGACCCAACTCCAGACCCTGTAGCCCCTCCTGTGTTTGGAGCTGTGCGAGTACCGGCATCTGGATCACGACCAGCAGCCCCTGTACCCATATTATCTGCGCCACGAAGGAATCGACCTCTATAATCTGGAAGGTGGAAAGTTGTCGAGCCATCTCCTTGACCATGCAGAGTGCCAATGGCTGCAAAAAGATTTGCATATGTAGAGCGACTAACTGTAGCTCCATCGCAAAGTAGCCATCCATCTGGAACAGTTCCTCCACCAAATGGAGCGATAGTGCCAGCCGGGATTACAGACCCAACAAGGATTGTTTGCAATGCTGCAGTAGTTCTACCATTCTTTAAAGGCATATGTTATACTCCAAATGTTTTGCGAATATTGTATTTAAGTGAGCCAGTGTAATTAGCACCAGCAATGTTACTGGACGTATAGCGAATTTGTCCAGAAGGCTGAATGCTGAAAACAACTCCAGAATTTTGTCCTGAATAATCATCAGACATAAACCACGTTGTTGCTTGTGTATTATATACTCCACGGAGTTGTCCGGCTTGTGCAACTGCTGATCCACCCGTGTCTGTTTGTCGATAAATCGCGTAATCAATTACAAACGATCTCGTAGCAATTGGATCAATCAAAAGTCCAGTGATATTAGCTGCACTTGACTGGTTATTTGCAATAGTAAAAATAGTTTCAGTATCTGTAATATAGATAGCACCGGCAGAAGCTGCTGGATTAATTACGATTTCGGATGCAGAGGAAGCAATACCGATTGAAACAATCCATTGTCCGTTTAAGCTAGGAGGAGTTAAAGAAATTGCTCCTGGCGTTGTAGAAGCATAATAAAGCTTTCCAGAGGTCAACCCAGAGAAGCCCTTCATAATACCAGAGACTTGGATTTCAGCAATGCTACCAGCTGTAACTACTTTCGTAACAAATCCGATAACATCGATTCGATCATCGTTAGAAGCATCTGCTTTATAAACTCTTCCAGCTGTACGACCAGAATCATTTCCAGTTCCAGAAGAGATATAAACTAGATCATTTACAGCGAGATTTTCCCCGGCTGTGATTTTGACAATACCAGCACCACCGATTGGGACAAGCTCGGCATCGACCACTTGATACATTTGTTTTTCATCTGTGGCGAATACAATTTGTCCGTTCGTTGCGGTAAGAGCATATGTCTCGAGAGCAGAACGAGTTCCTTTCTTAACATCAGAACGAACCGGGTCTTGAATATCAGCACCCTGAATTGTCTTATTTGTTAGAGTTTGTGTGTCTGTAGTACCAACAACATCCCCGGTTGTTCCGTGAGCTGAAGTATCAAGAACATGGATACCGAAATCATCTCCTAAATTGGAAAGATCGGTATCTAGCTCTTCAATTGCATCTTGAACATTTGTAGCAACAATTGTTCCAGAAGGAGTGAAAGTAATTTCAGATGCATCGTTTTGACCAGCAATCTTATCATCTACATACGTTTTAATTGCAAGAGCCGAAGGAAGCTGAGTATCAGTTGCTCCAGCTAGAGTCGTTGAGGTATTTAGAACCCCAGACTTAAGGTTATCTACCACTAAGTCAGTAATTGTGTTATCATCCGCATCGATCGTTTTATTAATGATCGTAGCTGTGTGGTCTTCTGTCACAACTGGAGAAGCAGTGGAACCATTGTGGTATTGTAACTTACCACTAGAGTCGATTACTTCAAGATCACCTTTAGAGTCCGCAGTTGATGTAGACTTAGGAACAATATTAAGACCTTGTAGAAACTTTTTAAATGAAAATGCCATTATATATTCCTATTTTTAAGAATTTAAAATACTTATAGCCCGGTACGAAACAATTCCAATATGATTAATACCGCTCAAAGCTGTTGTAGAAAATCTAATTTGTCCGTTGTCTGTAATGTCAAAGCTAATCTTAGCATCACCTTGAAAGCTTCTAACCATCTCCCATTTCTCTGTAATTGGACGGGAAGCATTGAAACAAATTTCTAGGGTTCCAGCTTCAGAAACTTCCTGAGCATCTGGCGGTCCAGAAGGGTCAGTTTTACGATAAACTGTATAATAAATGGTTGCTGCTCTAACATCTGAGCTTGGAAAAGACAGATTATTTAGATCGACATTTGTTGAAGAGTTATTGGCATCGATATTCTGAGCTTGAGGAGGAACGTCGTAAGTTGCTGTAACTGAGTTAACGGCATCCGCCAAAGCTTCGACAGCTTCAATAACTGAAGGAGCCCAGTTCGGGGAAGCTGCGCTATTGGGAAACTGTATTTCTGTTCCCTTAATGATAATTCTTGGCATATTGCTCCGAAAGACAAGAGTTTACACATACAGTTGTTAATTAGGAGTCTTAAGAAAAATATATCTAAGTTATTGATTTATTGAAAATAAAAAGGGCATCCAGAACGGATGCCCTTGGAAGGATAAATGCTTATTTTTATTAAGCGACGTTAACGATTCCAGTAAGAAGAACGTTCTTGCCTGGAGACATACAGAATACAGCTTGGTCTGTGTAAAGACGGAGCTCGTAAGCTGCAGAGTTCTCAAGATCACGGAAGAACTCTTCGCCCTGACCTGGACGCTTGAATGTGATGTCAGAAGAACCAACACGCATCCAATCTTCGATACAGAGAGCGTAAGCGTAGCCTTCTTTCACGTAGATAGAAGGAACGATTTCGAGGTCACCGTTCTGAGAGTAGAACTTGATAGACTTAGAACCTTGCTCAAGCTGAGCTGCGCTATAAGAGCTGTCAACACGACGAAGAGCAGCGAGGTCTTGAAGGAGGTCAGCCCAACCACGAGGGTTAACAAGAACTGTTACTTTAGAGTCAAGACCCTTCTCAACAGCGCGAGTGATAGACTTAGAAAGCTTCTGGAAGCTAAGAGCACCAGCTACGTTATAGCTATTGCCTTTCCAGAGGTTGTAAGTACCAGCGTTGATGTTGAAAAGTGTTCCAGTGTTCTCGAGAATCTTGTGGATACCAGCGAATTCATTACCGAAAGCACCCTTGTGGTAGATAACGTCAGTGTCGATAACACCGGCAGTAGCAGCAGAAGAGTTAAGAGTAAGAACTCGAGTTTCCATGTTTACAGAAACGATTGTGAATTCACCACGAGAAGTTGTACCAGCAGCGTCAACGATTTCGATTGGCATACCTTCAGCACCAGCGAAGATACCAGGAGCCCATTCAGCAGTTGCGATTGTGATCTGAGAACCAGAAACACCACCAGTAGCAACAACGCCATAGCCTTTTTGACCATAGAGCATGTGGATTTCTAGCTTCTTAGACATAGAACGGAGCATGTTAGCTACGAGATACTTAGTAGCGTCCATGAATGCATTCTTGCCACCAGCAGCACGAGAAGCAGCAACGTAACCAAGGAGTGAACGCATAACCATTGGGTTACCACGAACTTGAGCATCCTTAATAACACCGGCAACAGCTGGGTTAAGGTTGAAAGCGTCATCGTCAGATGAAGCGAAAGTTACACCGTGCTCCATACCAAGAATAACTGGCTGGTGGAACAGGTTACCGCCCTGCTTGTCTTTAGAGATGAACTTGATGAGGTTTACGAGTTTAAGACCTTCAGGAATGAGCTCATGTAGAGAATCTGCATAAGTTTCTTTGAAAAAACCGTTTAGATTACCAACGGTATTGTCTGGGGTTGAGAACTTGTTAGCTGACATAAATAATTTCCTTTAAAATTTGTTGTTTTTTTTTGTTTTTGACATCTCGTTCATATTACTTCCCACCCCTTGGTATCATCGAGTCCTGTTAAGGATATCAAGAATCGCCGAATTCTACATAATATTACAGAGTTATCCAATGGTAGTTGTTAAAATTTATTGAGCGACCCTTAAAAAATCAAGGATCGCCCAAATTTCAATAAGTTAGAAACCAAAAAACTCTTTCATTGTCTTAGGTTTGGCTTCAGTTTGCTTCTTCTCAGAACGCTGCCCAACGTCCTTAATCGCAGACTTAACTGGAACTGGTGGCTTTTTAGCTGCAGACACTCGATTCTTACGAAGAGCTGTAATAATGTCATTTCCAAGAAGCTTTTCAATCATTTCTGGAGGGAGTTGACGAAGAAGTTCTTGAACATCAGACATCATTTCCTCACGAATTAGAGGAATTACGTCTTTTGGTTCAACATCCAACCCATTTTCAACAGCTTCGATCATATATTCAGTCATTTTCTTGACAACATATGGAGATTTAGGCAAATCTGAGGCTTCTAGGGCACTAGACATTAGGTTATCGTAACGCTCAAACTCTCTTTCTGTAAGCCTTTCAAGCTCTTGGCGAGCCATTTCTTCTTTTTCTCGCTGTCTTTCTTCTTCTAGTTCCTTAAGACGCATCTCCAAACGCTCTTTTTCGATCTGTTCTGGGCTTTTTTGAGCATTTTCGATCTCTTCTTGTAGGATTTCAGCAGCAAGTTGCTTAACATCGATCCCAATTGCTGGATTTTGCAGAGCCTTCTTTGGATTTGTCTTCAAATCTTGCAAAAAAGCCTCAACTTGGTGTTCAAATTGGCTCAATTCCTGTGCTTTATGCTGAGAAAGCATAGCCATTTGACGCTGTTTTACTAGCCATTCTGCGTGCTCTTCTGGAACTTCGAAAGGAAGGTCTTCTTCAATTTCGCGACCATTAAACTTTAGCTTAAGTTTTTTAAGCATTTTGCGTTGCTGAGCAGCTTCTTGGGCTGCTTGTTGAGCTTCGATCTCAGAACCTTCATCTGAAGATTCATCAATGGAGTCAGCTTGAGATTCTTCGGATACGCCACCACCAGATGATGCGTCACCGGCTTCATTAAGAAGCATAGCACGTGTAAACATAAATGTCCTTTTCCCCATGGTTTGGGATAAGCGGGCTTGATTACCCTATTAAAGCCGTCCGTAATTGGATAGGCTATAAAAAGTTGTTAATTATCAAAGCTAAATTGATTACTAGAGAACCAAAAAACAAATACTTGTATTTTTTGACTTTATCTCTGTTTGTTGAAAGCTTTTTTGGAGCTCTTTTTGGATTACTTCTATCTAATACTCTTATTTTCATATAATAAATCGTGAATATCTTTTGGTGTTATTAAATTAAAATCCTTTTTAATATCATATCCTTCTATTGAAAGTATTTCTGCAATAATTTCAGAACAGTTTTTACCTTTTTTAAAGTAATTGTTCTTTATATTTAAAGATTCTGATATAAAAATACCAATATTTTGTAAAAATCCGTATTCATATCCAGCGTGATCTACGCAATACTGCATAAGATGAATATAATTACATTGTTTTATTTTGATATCGTAGGAAGCTACTTCTATCGAATGTTCATTCCAGGATTTTTTACCAATAAAACGAACTCCAGAGCCAACTGCTTCGTAAATAAGCACTCTATTTAGTTTTTCGCTGTGAAATTTAATGTAAACGTGACTATATGGAGTTCTCATATAAGTTCTTAATATTAAACTTCCAAACTTATATGGACTCTTAGCTTTAGAAAATCCAATAGTTATTCTTTCCACATCAATCCCAGCCTTTTGATTGTAAAAAACTAGTTATTTGTGAAGAACCGTAATTAAAAATATCAGCATGATCTGGAAAATTAGGAGCACTTACAATTAATATACTTCTAGCTGTTTTTAATGCTCCGGTTTCAATTAAGCTCTTAATTCCACCAACGCTAGAAAGAAGCGCAGCTACGTTAACCGGAGTACCTTGTGATGCCAATTGAAGATTTCTAGCACCCATTCTATTAACAAGTTCTAGTGCTAAAGCAGAACCAAAAGCTTGCTGTGTTCTTTGTTGTTCATCGGGAGAAACTGGAACTAATATATTACCATCTAAAATCCAGCCAGTTCTAGGCTCTGGTAAACTATCGGTTATATCAATAATACTATCCCATTCTCTTATGTGATTAACATACTCAACTTCATCTATATTATCAATAAGCAAAACTGTGTTATTTTTTAAAAAAGCATATTTTCTAATCATAAATCCTTCTTAGTAATTTCTAAAAATTCGAAATCCTGTCGGAGTCTAGATGCATTATCAAAAATTCCAAGATGATTAACATAAATTCTATCTCTATATGTAACACCTAAGCGAATAATAGTTGCCTCTATCATTATAGTATCTCCTCCTAAAAAATCCAATCCAGTAAATGTTGTTAAGGATGGATTAATAAAGAAGTATGAATTTGGTAACAATGACCCATTAATAGATGTTAAATAGTCGTCGCTCCAAATAGAACCTGATGTTTTATAAAGATTAAATACGCAAGTATCTGCATTTGCAATGCTTGCATTTTTTTGATCGTATAAATAAGCAGCTATTTTAATATTATTGAACGTGTTGTCGTCAAATTTTGCTGCTATTTTTACAATTTGGTTGCTATTATTAAGTTCACTATTGGGTCCAAATAAAAATTGCCAATCTTCGGTTAAGTTCACAATATAACGAGAAGAATGATCAACTTTCAACCATTGATTTTCTTCATTTTCATCTTGTGCTACTAACTTTCTAATTATTGGCATTATGTACCTAAAAGTGTAAAGCCTTTATAAGATACTCTCTCAACTCCATCAACAATAACTCCAATTCTAACAGAATAGTGTGTTAAATCTGTTAATAAAATTGCAGAAACTGGTGTTATTTGGAATCTACCATTAATATCCGCAGTAATTCCTGTTTGTGATAAACCAGAAACTGGATTTCCAGCAACATCATAAACCTGATAAGAAGCAGTTCCAAGATTATTTGTTTTTACATCGCCATTAGCAGTAACCCAAATTGTAGCTTGGAATTGATTTGCTGAATTAATTGAAAATTGAGCTTTTGGTTCATATTCTGGAACTCCAAAAGTCAAAGGAACATTATCATTAATTAATAGCCCATCTACTTCTGCTCTTATGTGAGCAAAATAAACAGAAGATTGTAAATCTAAAGATGTTGCAGAGATTGGTGCTATAACAAAAAATCCTTCAGAATTAGGAACTATTCCAGATTCTGTTAAACCAGGAACTGCGATACCATTAGAATCATGAACGTAGTAGTAACCATTACTAATTCTAGATGAATCCATAATTCTAGAACCATTAGCTTTCGACCAAAGAGCACCAACTAATTGGTTATTAGCATTAATTGAAAATCCAGCATCTAGCGCATATATTGGAGTTTGATTTATTAAAGGAATATAATTAACTCGAGCTTCTCCATCGACGAATATTGAAATTCTGATTTCATAATGCTCTAATTGTGTAGATATTTGGTTTGAAACTGCAGGAAAAACATATAATCCTTGAGCATTTGCTAAAATTCCAGTACCAGACATTCCAGAAATAGCAACCCCTGCTTTTGAAAATATTTGATAAGATGCTGTACCAAGAACAGCTGATGGTGCGATAGCCAAACTTTCGTTTTTATTAGCCCAAGCTGTCAATCTAAAATCATTATTCTCGTCAATTGAGTAAACAACTTTAGATTCATACGTGTCTATTGATGTTAAAACTCCAGTAGAAATTACATTTAAGGATACTGTATTTGCATCTCTATTACCCAAGGCATCTACAGCTCTAACTCCAACATAATAAGTTATTCCATTTACAAGAAATGAACCATCTGGTAGAGTAAAAATATCAAACTGCAACTTATCTGTTATTGCTGTAATGTTTGCAGTATTGAATAATCCAATTGAATTTGAAGCTTTTATATAGATTTCGTATCTAATCGGAGTGTCAGGATCGGTGGCAACGGACCACCCAGCTCTAATCTGTCCTCTAGATTCGACATCTAGAAAATTAATTCCAGAAAAAGTTGGAGGAGTTAGGTCTACTACACATGCTTGTGATGTAGACATATAAAAATCATCACTAACAAATATATCTGACATCTTAGCTCTCCTTCAGACTAGGACGAATATCTACACCAGGAGGAGTTGTAAACGTATATCTAATTAAAGTTCCAACTGTATTAGGAATAGTACCCAATGGTAACCAACTAATTCCATTATCTGTAGAATATTCAAAATTCCCAGAATTTGTAGAACTGTCTGCAGTATTTAATAAATTGTTTGAAAGATCATAAGCTCTAAAATAAAGAGTTGGGACAGAACCAACATAAACTTCTTTTAATCTAAAAGCTACTCTAGACGGAGTTAAATTACTAGATAAATCTCTAGAAAATTCCCAGTTATCTGAAATTTCAAAAAGAGATTCTAAACTTAAATAAATCTCAGAAATTTGTCTAGGAATTGAAGCACCTAATTGAAGAGTGTTAAATCTAATTTTAAATTGAACTTCATTTCCGGTTGCAACTGAGCTAAGATCATCCCCAAAAGGAATTTGAACCCATCCGCCAGATATAGAACCAAACCCTGATGTTCTATAGAATAAATCAATACTACCAGTGTCTCCGGATAATTTTTCACAAAGAGAAACAAGCTTGTAAATTGAACTAGGTGTATTTAAAACTCTTGTAACAATATACGAATAATCAAAAGAAGAATCAGAACGTAAATCACAAAGAATATTACCCCTTTGACCGGAAGACGATGCTGTTACAGTTAGCCACCCATCTTCAATATCCATTGCCGAAATTGAAATAAATCCAAGCCCTTGTCTAACAGACTGAGGAAATCCTTCTCTATAAATATTAGATAGACGACCAAAAACTTTATCGATTTGGTTATTTACTACTTGTTTCATTACAAAAACTGTACCACTTGTCAAATAAACAGCTCTATCTAGAGCATTACTCCATGTCGCCAATGTAAGCGTCGGTGCTGTTATTTGATTAACTGTACCCAAAATATTAGATGTAACTAAAGATGTCCAAGTAGTTGCTCCTGGTGTAAGCTCAGAAATTCTCCCCAAGTATAGGTTACTTGAAGTACAAAAGAAAATACATGGTTGACCTGCGTTTGTTGTATGTCCAGGAACAGCATAATCTTCAGAATCTGACTGAATTAATGTACCAGTTAGAGCTGGCAAGTTACCAGTTTTATGTACCCAAGCTGATCCACTAGTTCCAAATGCTCGACAAATATCAACAGTTCCATTTGTTGTAATATTAATTGCAGCACCTCCAGTTGTAGCTGATAACTGATATGTGGTTGCTGTGACGTTACGAACAAAATATGTAGTGATATTTGTTAGACCAGCACCACCTGATAAATTTGTTAAAAACACAGGATCGCTGTTTTGGAAAGTATGACCAACGTGAGTTATGGTATCAGCAACTGAATCAATAACAAGTCCAGTAGAAAGCGGACAATCTAGAGTTGCATTTGAGCTATATACATAGAACTGATGGGTTGCTGAAACGCCATTATGTACGTAAACTCTGTTATTTGGACGATCTAAAGTAACCCCAGCGGATGCTGTATTTAATTGAGAAACACCGATACTAGAGGGGTCTTGTAAAAGATATGTTGCTTTTTGATTTGAGCCAGTTGCAAATGGGAAAAGAGTAGAACCTGTTGGTAAAAAATCAGAACGATCTACATTATTGACACAATAAAGACCTCCGTTAATTAAAACAGAAGCAGTTGTAGCTAAAAAAATTCTCCAACCAGATACACCATCATCAAGTACTTTAAACCCACGGAATACGTGAGTAGTAGTTGCTAAATCAGCTAAATTCATACGAATTTGACCAACAAACGTTTTTGTTCCTGTTTGTAGATTTACTTCATGTAAAGAAATAAAAGAAATACCACCAGTCTCTGCTCCAATAGAAAAAAGTCTACCATTTGGTGATAGGTAAGATAAAACAGGTACAGTTGTACCGGCTGTATCAGCAACTGTATCAATAAACTCATTTAGTGGTGGTCCCAAAACAACAGAACCCTCTACTGTTTTTTGATTAACTCGACCTTGAATTGTAGTTTTTGTTTGATCGTAAGATGTAACTACATTCTGAAGAAGGTTAGCTGTAATAGATTTCATATAATTTCACTCCAAGTTTCTGAATCTCTTCTGTATTTATTACCAATTAAGGTATATGTAAAAACTCTTCTAACTGTTATTCCTGGAAAAGTATCGCTTGTATAATTAATTTGTACTATTCTTTGATCTTTTGTTCCAAAGTCAGCATAAATAAACTCAGCATTCCTGTCATGGCTGTCTAATATTTGTTGTCTAGCATTGTAAACAATTCCATATTTTTGACCAGACTGAGTACCATCCAAACTACCAACCAACTGAATATTATCTGCAATTGGTTTAGTAAACGCATCGATTTGTTGTGTTACTTCTATTGGTGTTTGATCCGAAGAAAGTATTACACTGATCGATTCACTGGCTGAATTTTGACCTAAATTCGGTAACTTAGAAGCAATTTCGCCAGTTGAGTCATTAATAGTTGTTAAGAAGCCATTAGTAATATCTTGATTGTCAGTAGTTGCTAAATTATTTGGTAAATTATTAATATCAATAGGGTTTTGAACAGAAACTGGAACAGGATTAGAGTTTGTAACTGGAGAGTTATTTACTGAAATATGTGATGTAGTTTGAAGATCAACTGGATCGATTTGAAAAACTTCAATCGATGATTCATTTGCGTCAATTTTAACGCCAATATCACCATCGCTGTCTATAGCTAATGTATTTCCAGAGTTCTTATCTCCGATATGTACACCATCTTGATCTGGATCAAGTTGAACGTCGATGTCGGCATTAACAATTGTTGCCTCTGCGTCCGTTCTTATTCTTCCAGTTGTTTCATCATAAGCCCCTTGAAGGACTTGACCCGCATCTAACTTAGTTGGATTTGGTGCTGACATTATTTAGCCTTATGCTTAAAATATTCAACTTGTCTTAATCTTTTTTCTGCCGCTTTTTTAGAAGTGTATTTCCCAAGATTTTTGCCCTTGCTCGACAATACCTTGTAAAGCTTGCCAAATTTTCGTATCATTTATTTTCCGAGCATTTTCTTTAATTTAGCCATTCTTCCTGGAGATTGAGCATAAGCTTTTCTTGCTTTATCTTCAGCAAGCATCATACGCTCTTCTTCTGAATTACCAGCTTGTTCTGGCATAAACGCATCTGCTGCAATCATTCCTAAGCCCACTGGAGTTGTTCCAGCTCCTATTTTTGCTGCTGTCGCCAAAGCTGCTGGAGCTGCTTCAATAGCATCTCTTCCAAGCTCTTCTGCTGCCATTGCTGGATCGCCAGACACAGCACCAGCAATAACACCACCAACAGGAATCATTCCCATAGCTTTCTTTCCAACCATCTTAATAATATCAGCTTTTTTTGCAGCATCAAATCCTTCTCCTGCAACATCTTTAATTTTGGAGATTGTTCCACCACCAACATTGATACCAGCTCCGCGATTGAGCTTTTGAAGATCATCTCCCATTTCTGAAATAAGAGCATCTTTTTTAGCATTCATCATATCTCTAAGTTGCTGTCTTTGTTGCATAGTAGCACCAGACTTAGAGAGCTGAAGATCGTATTCTTGATACAAATTATTAATTCTATTTAACTCATCTTGAAGTTTTCTACGATCGCTCATTTTTTATTCCCACCCTTTTTACCTTTAGTAGAATATTTTGTGCTACTTTTTGACCAAAGATTTTTACAAGCCCAGTGACGAGCTGTTAATTTATCTGTAGCAGTGTCGCAATTATGGCGAGCTCTAAAATTCTTACGGGCTTCGTCAGAATAATTAGAACCATAATCAGACGCTCCGTAGTGGATTATCTTCTCTTTTCCACCTTGACAAGCTTTAACCATTCTTTTCTTTTCTGGCTTATAAGAAGGTCGAGGTTTATTACATTTCATTGTTTCGCGCAAACGTGCGAATTTACTCTTCTTCTCCATTTCCCATCCCCGTAAATAAATCTTGAATATCTGGATAAAACTCGTTAGTTTTTCCACCTTCGGTCAATGCAACCTTCATTGCTTTTTTTGCATCTCCAACCGTTTTATGCTTATAAAGCTTTGGATTTGCTTTAATAATTGCAGCTGGTAGAATTTTTTCAATTGGAGTATCGTCAGAAGCTTCTAAAAACTTACGACCTCTACCTTTACCCAAATTATAAAGAGCGTATCTATCAACAACGTCAGCAGTTTTGTTTGATTGTGCTGCAATTTGTTTGATAGTTGGTTCGTTCATATTTATAATATCTGAAGCCAATTCCTGCTGAACATTTCTATCCATAATTCTCTTTTCAGAACCTGGGCGAATCATTTTTGCTAGATTTGGCATAACTTGCATAATACCAGAAGCAGAACCGCCACCCATGTTTTTTTCGTATTTACCATGTTGTGACTCTAGACCACCAATCATAGCAGCTTCTTCTTTTGATAACTTAGTAGAATGAGAAATTCCTCGATAAACATCTCGAGGTTTCTTCTCAACATAATTGTCTCGCTCCTTTGCTTGGAGCAATTTCATTAATTTATCTAGCATACTTTTTCTTAATTCTTTCTGCTCGCTCGCGTTTAAGGTCTTCTAGTTCTTGTAAATCATCTTCTAATTTTGGTTCAGAGTATTCTTCTGAATCTTCACGAACCTTTCTTTCCATTACAAATGCGTGAAAAATATCATTTATAGGATTACTTTCCAATTCTTCTTTTTTCTTGTCTTTTTTCAATGCACCAAATGTTTTACCAAATTTCATTATACTGCCCTCGGATCAATTGCTGGATTTGGAAGAAGCTCTGCCGGAACCTCAACTTCTCTAGGAGCCTGAGCTTGAACTCCTCCTGTCATTTGTGACATCTGATCTGCTGGACTTCCAGCTGGACCAGGAACTGGTTGTTCACCTGGAGGAGTCATAGGAGGAACTTCTTGTGGAGCTTGTGGATTCTGTAGAGGCTGTTGACCAATAAGACTGAGTAAGTCTGGATCAGCAGTTCTAAGAATATCAATATGTTCTTGTATGTGAGCTTGAACCTTAGCAAGAAGTTCTGGATTTTGGCGAAGCTCTGGATCATTAATTACAGATTGGTGCTCCATAATATGAATTGAGTGTTTATCAAGAAGTGCAGCAAATACATCCTTACCCTCAAGAAGCCACTCATTCTCGCGCTTAATAAGCATAAGATCAGATAGATCGCCTTCAATCATGGTATCAATACGACCAGTTTCAATAACCATGAAGTATTGTTGTGGATTTTTAATAAGCTGCATTTGTGCAAGCTGTTCAGCCATCTGAACTCGACCAGCAGTTGTGCGGGCTAGAGGATTACCAACGTCAACGACAACTCGCTTAACGTCTTTAATCATATCTCCAGTAAATTCTTTGAGATATGGTTGTTTATTTTTACCAACCAATGCAATTAGTTTTGGAGTTTGTGCAAAATCTTTTAGAATTTCAATCAAACTAGTACCAACTCTTTCCAAGAATTTCACATAGTTCTTCTGAAAACCAGACACAAACTGGAGAGACATAGATTGGACGAGGGCTAACGCAGATGCTGAGCGAAGACTAGCCTCTGGCTGCCCCCGTGTAACGGAGCTTACGCCCGTAATTGTTTCAGATGCTTGTACTAGGATATTCAAAAAGTTAAATGTTTCTGGAGCAGTTGCGGTAAGTTGGAGAGGTTCTGGTTTTGCATTACCTTCAACAACATTTAGACCGCCAGAAAGTTGAGCAACAGACAAGTCAGCTCCGCGCTGAACAAATAAATTCTGAACATTAAATGCGTTATTATTTGTCATAATAGCAGAATACATAGAGTTCATTGCTTCCTGAATAGGAAATACATCGAACATATCTGTATAGCCATATGGAGTACCCATAATAGTCGATGGACTTAAATGGAATACAGGAATACCTCGATAAGGCATATCTAAGTCTAAGAGAATACAGTCGTCGGATAAGAAAAGAAGATAACGACCTTCAGGCATTGCCTCTGTTTTCTTGTGGAAAAATTCATAAACCGGAATATCGTCGGTATCGTCATTGGAAAAGATATTAACACGATACTGAGACTGAGCATTCTTAGCAGGAATTGCACGAATTTTTTCTTCAAGATCAGGATATTTTGCAATTAAATTAAATCGGTTTACAAACGTGCGAGCAAGAACCCACTCTTGTTGACTCCAGCTTTCTTTTGTTCCATCGACTACAACATCCAGTGGACTAAGAAGACTAAACTCAAGCTCTCCTTCATTTACAGGAGCTCCAGTTTCTGGGTCAATATCATATGTTTCGCCAGCAGTAGCGTTCCATTCCATTTTCAAAAAGGAACTACCAAGAACAACAGCCATTTCAACTGCGTCATAAATACGATCTTCTAAACCCTTTTCTCGCATATAGTAATCAAGAATGCCATTAGCTAGATATGTCTGAGAGAGGGATTTGTAGTCAGAATTTATAGCTCTAGCTTCTAGAGTTGGACGGTTAGCTGTAATCATATTATACATATGGCGAGCTAGGTTTCTGAAGTGGTTTACTGGAAGACGAACAAGCTCACCTTGCTCACCAGTAAAGGTAATCTCGTGCGAATCATTTCCATCGCCGTTAAAATTACCGTAATAGTAGCGATACATATCTCGAATTTTATCAAGATATCTATTTGAATTTAGTGTATTAAAGAAAGTTTCTGACTTCTTTAAAAGGTTTGCTGCTGTTTTTTCGGGCTCTTGTGCAGCAAAATACTTTAATGAATCACTCACAGTAACTCCTTAAAATTTATTAAGAACTCGTGCTAAATCTTGAATAGGAACAATGTGATTGTCTCTTTCTTGTTGAGTTGAGCCAGCAAAAAGAACACCAATAACATTTCCGTATTTATTTACAACTGGACTTCCTGAGTTACCAGGATAGGCAACTGCTGTTGTTGCAAAAGATGGGTATGATCTAACACAAATAAATTCAATTCCTAGTAGAATTTGCATAATTGGAGGAGCTTCGATAACTTCTCCCTTGCACTGAGCTCGACTTTTTACATTGTCGATTAAATGAACAGTATCTCTACCAATAAATTCCCCAGAAGATACGGTAAGTTGGCGAAGTCCTGGGTGACCGACAATATGAATAATTTCGCCTTTTTTTGGGATTGATCCAATATCTAGGGAGTCGAGTCTAGAATCTCCTTCAATAAGACAAAGATCATGAATGTTGTCTTTATAAACAACGCGCTTAAAAGCGGTGATCCCATCTTGTTGGGAAACTTTCATCCAACCGTTAATAGCAGCATCGCAAACGTGCTTATTGGTCGCGATGAACTCTTTTCCAGAAGCAGCTTTCACAGCAAAACCAGTTCCTCCGCCCTTTTCATCAGGACGAAGAACTTGGACAACAGACTGTCCAACCTCATATCGAAGATAGCTATTATGTAACTGAGGAGCATTGATCGCCAAGAACAGGGTCGCCGATGCTGTGACGATGGTAGCTATCGCGATTTTGATGTGTTTAAGCATTTGTTTTCCTTTTATTAACATGCTTATAGTTGTTAAATAGAAACAATCAACGCTTTTTCTTTACACCAAAAATTTGATTATAAATCTCTACGTGGGAATTGTTATAAAACTTGCTTCTATTTTCGATATGCATGTTATTGATATTATGACCATAACCCACTGGATAAGGATTTTTGCGGTAGTTTACGGCACGGACAAAATACAATAAAGCATCTACAGCATCGTAGTGACCGTCATCTGGAGACCTAGCAAATTCATCTTTTGAACTCTTATCCTTCCATCTACAGTTTTTTAAATGACGAATTAAATTCTCACATTTTGGACTAATAATAACTTTATGTCCAGCCAACATAACTCGTAACCTATTGATATTAGATAATTTATGATCTTTAGCTGCCACAGAAAAGGAGAGTTGACCATCAGAAGCTATATTAATTTCTTGTAAAACAAATGGATTGATATCTGATACGCGACTATCTGGTTCAAATTGTTCATTTGTAAGAGGATTTGTCCAAAGCTCAGCCTCTTTATCCATTATTTCTCTAGTAAAAACAGGCAGATGGATTTGTTTACCATTTTTTACTATCTCGTCCTGGATTATAATTTTATCTTCCCTGAAGTCGTAATATCCAAATAATACAACGGTCAAGTCCTTGAATCCAATATCCATGGCGACATATCTATTGCAAAATGGAGGAGTTGGATGTTCCTTTACTATTTGAGAAAGAAGCTCATCGTCAACCTCCGGGAGAACAGACATATTCTCATCTTTAACCATTTCACATAGATACTCTCTACGGAACTGTGTATTATAAATACCACCACTGAATTTAGAGATGATATTGTCTATCTGTCCCTTGGTTAGTAGTGGGTTGTCGTAAACTGTTTTCTTTGTAAGAAGTTTGTCTTTTTCCGCCCTTTCAATAAACTGAACAAATTCATGATCTGGATCAGACGGAGGGGTTGAGGCTAGTACAATCTTACCCCCAGTGTGTGTTGTTGTCGGTAGAAGAATAGACATTACGTTATTATCAAGATTAGAACAAAACGCAGCCTCGTCAACTAGAACCAAGTCAGATTTTTGTCCACGTAGTCTTTCTGCAGAGTTACCATCTGAACCAGCCAGCTGGATTTGGCTACCATTCTTAAAAACATAAACATACTGAGAGGGGATATATTCTGGCTTAATGTCTTCTGGACAGTCATCGAATATCTGTCTAAAAATAGGTTCAAAGATTGTTTTTACGTGGAGCTTTGTATCGGTCAGAAGCTTGACAATCGCATTTGGCTTAGAAAGACATTCCATAACCGCAATGAGTCCGAGACAATAGGATTTACCTGACTGACGAGCAAGAAGCCACACCATGATAGAGTTATCTGGTGCATTCTTATAAATATCGTACATCTCTTTCTGATTGACGTGCATTTTATATTGGATTAATCCACGCCTCCAGAGCTCAGCTTTGGCTGCTTTAGCAGATATCGCCGCTTTCTTTACCTCATCAGCCACGATTATTGCTCCTCTTTACTTCCAGGACCAAGTGACTCCATAAACTTCAACAAATCTTCATTGCTAAGTTTCTCAACCTTTTCCTCTTCAGATTGCTGAGCAGCCTTGCCTCTAATAGATTGAAGCATCTTTAAAAAGATTTCACTTTTCTTTGTTTCTTCTAAAGTAAGCTCGCGAGTTAAAGCCATGTTTTTAATCATTTCCAATTGAACAAGACAGATCGTTTCCTCTGCTGTTGTTGAGAAATCACCTTTAGCCCCACCAGACAAAGCCTTGAGCTGTGCATTTTCTAAAAGAATCCTTTCATTTTCTGCAGCAAGCTTTTCTATTTCTCGCTTAAGTGCATTGATTTCTTTTGTTTGATTAATTATAGTGGTTTGCTGGGCTTTAATATAAGCTTTTTGCTCGTCTTCGGACTTACTATATGTTTCTACTAATTTATCAATTGAATCATTTTTTTCACTCATACTATTAAAACTCCTATGATAAATAAAATTAGATTACTTACGGCGACTGAAAATTGCATTAGCTGTTCCGAGGGTAAGCTCATCTTTAAGGTATTGGAAATCTTTTTTAAGCTTCTCATTGTCTTCTTTTAGTTTAATAATCTCATCCTCAGACTCGTCTTTCTTCAAATTGCTTTTAACTACACAGACAACATCGAAGCAAACAAATGCAATTAAAGACAGAATTGCAACAGTGCTTGTCTGAGCTCCGGGATTAAATAAACAAATTAGGCAGGATAAAATGAACAAAAGAAGGAATGAGGCTCGAACGACCTTTCCATAACTTAGCTTACTAAAATCAACGTTAAAATATGAGAGGAAACTTTTGCGTGACTGGCTCTCATTGTTTGATCCCACTAGGGACTCTCCACCTTGCATACGTGCTCTCCAGATAAGTTGTTAATATACCCAGCGTCTTTTTCCAACACGCAGGTCTAGGTGTAAAAATGTTTTAGCTGTTCCAATGCTATCAAAATGCTTTTCTGCTAGCTTTAGGAATGTTTCTATATTTCTATCTTGAGGAACTACATCTACCGCATCCCCAAGCTCATGGGTTGACTTCTTTGCAACAATCGTAGAAACCTTAGCCGACTTGAGAAACTCCTGATACTTAGAACATCTATATGCCGATGTTATAATCAAGGGCTGTTTAGCCTCCTTTCTCATAAGATCAAGGCGAACAATCATCGTTTTAGAGATTCTCTGAACCTTACAATCTGGGAAATTGCATTTACAAGCAAACTCTTTTCCAGAGAAGTACGGCGAAAAAGCAGGGTTCTCGCCCTTATTCCAAACATAATATCCATTGTCTTCCTTAGCTGAGCTACCAGACTTCTTAGGCTCAGAATTTGGCGTTTCTGAGGTCTCTTTGGATGATTTTGTATGGTAGGTAAATAGGTTCATTATTGCGTTTAGCATGATTAAAATACTCCTCGAGTTCATCTAGCACCACTCCCTTTAGCTCCGTTGCCGCAGCAAGAACATCATCGAACTCCTCATCTATAAACTCAATTTCCTCTGGTTCATTACCCAGGTAATTAAGCTCTTCTAGGAGCTGACCTAATAATTCAATCTTAAGTGTTAGACTCGGGTTTTCCATTTTTTCGAATCCGTCTCATGTTGTTTCTAGCTCTATCAGCCTGACAGTCAGGACACTTCCTACCGCACCACTGCTGTCCCTTCTCATCAACATACTTCTTATCCCTTCCATTAGGATACTTACCAACATATCTTCGAACCTTAATCTTTTCACAAAGACGACAGGTCGATAGATCGGACTCAATCTTCTTGTCTAAATCTTCATCCATATATATCACCTCGTTTCTATTTAAGTTGTTAAAGTTTCTATACTCCGACCTTAACTCTAGTAGAAATCTACCGGTCGGAGATTTCGAGGCGCGCAAGAATTTCTATCTCCTCCCTTCGATTTCGTTTCTAGCCATGTTTCTATAATGCGGATTATCTTCAAAAAAGTGTCGGGATTTGTAATTCCCCCTCTAGTATATACAATAACTTAGGTAGTGCGTGCTCAATGTGTTTCTAGCCGTGATTACAGGGGGTTATAGCATGTTTCTATATTTGAAATGTTGAGGTATATGTGTGTGATATACAAGCACCCGTGACCATCGCGGACCCATAGGGGTGGCATCATCATTCGTCTTTTCCCATCTAGTTTCACATACTTACCTACTGTTTGGCATATCATACAACTGTTGTTTGACTCAACCTACTGTTGTCCTTATATATATACAACATTTTGACGGGCTATCCTATAGTTGGTTGACCGACCGACTGTTCGATACACCAAACAAGCGTTAAATGCCCCTACTCGGGCTTATACGGCGTTTTTAAGGTGCGGGCTATACCTATGTCGCCATGATGGGGTAAAATGCTTTTAAAGGGCAACTGAAGAGAGGAGAAGAACCTTAGGAGATGAGGAGTGATTAATTCTCCATACACTCAGCAATATAATATAATTCCAACATACTGAGATTATTATGGCATTATGGCATGGTATAGCAACGGATAGGAGAGTTAGGAAACAGAGCTAAGTAGTTGATTTTACATACATCCTATACCTCTCTCACACTAACCTATTGAATTCACATACATCATCCTAGACACTTAACCTAACCTATTGAATTTACATACATCCAGATGCTATCTAGTTGATATTATATAGATCCATGCTTAAGCTATTGAATTTACATAGGTCTATCCTTATATATATGGTTAGATATAGTGGGCTTTCTTAAGTTATTGAATTCACATAGACCCATAGAATATACGCAGTATTTTTTATCTTTAGAGATGCCTCGTAAGTTATTGAAACAAGTGGAAATTTTGCAGTTTTTTTGAGTGAGCTTTATTTTTTTGGTGCAATTGAATTCGGGTTTTGGTAAGATGGTTTTAACGAAGCGAACGAAGCGAGTCAATAACGACAAGCTTCAATCGGGAGTTTTAAGATGGTTGCTTTTTGTGTTGTTTGTTTGGTGTTTATTGTAGGTGCTGAATTATTTCGCTTGTAAAATAAAACGAGGTGCAGTATGATGACTAGAGAAGAGATGCTGCTTCAAAAAAAGATTGAAGCGCAGCTTAAGGCAGCTAAAAATGCAGAAAAAACAAAGAGCTGTATTAAAGCTGGCGCTAACTTACACTCTCAATGGGGTAGAGTAGTGACAAATGAAAAAAGACTCATTGACAATGGACATTACATGAAGTCTAATGAGCGAGCACGGCTTGATTATTTGCGGGAGCAAGTAAGAAAAGCAAAAAAAGAAAAAGAATCTGCTAAAATTGTGCTTGTAAAAAAAGTGTAGTGGGTGTAAAATAGAAACAAGACGAAACGGCTAAACAGCCGTCGTAAGGTGGAGCCTTACCTGATGAGTCTAAAAAACTAATTAGGCTGTACGGATGCAGCAAAAATAATCAAAAGAAAGTCCAACAAATAGTTGGCAGTAGGTAGAAGAGCGTCCTTGCGCAACAAGACGAGCTGAGAGGCTACCTATGTTCACCGGAAAAAGATCAGGCTAAACTATTCTTTTTCTTGGGCGTGATTTAGCTAATAAGGTGTGAACCACAAATAAACGGCTAATATCACTAGGACTGATACCTGACATGGGAATGAAGGGTATTGGTTAGAAGCGGGGAGGCAAAAATCTCCCCTTCCTTCGTAAGATGTATGTCTTACCTGATGAGTTCAAAAGAACGAAAAGGAAATAAAATGAGACCATATAACTTTTATGCTGTATATGTTAATGGTAAGTGGAAATTTTATAATGCTTGGACTTTTTATACAGGAAATAATAAGCCTAGATTTTATGATTATATTGGATTAGAAGCAAAGACTAGATACTTAGCTAAGAAAGAATTAGCCGCTCGCATAGCGTGAAATTGTAGGTAAATAAAGGCAAACCTTCAAAATTTATATTGTCAAACGATTGATGTCATGGCTATGTCAAGCCGACCTAAATGAAATCAATTGTTTATACCCTACCTCTAGGCTCCTGAGCTTAATAGCTTGGGAGCTTGTCTTTTAAGGAGACAAAATGAAAGCTCTATTTTTCTGGCTTGTTCCAGTGTCTATGTTTTTTCTATTAGCTACAATGTTTAATGTTACAAATTATAATAAAGGTAGATCAGAAGTTGGTACTATTTTAGCAAAAGGTATTAAATGAAAAATATATTTATTGTTTTCTTTATGTTATCTCTTGTATCCTGTGGAAATAACGTAAGAAAAATGATCGGTGCTGACTATGATGAAAAAATAAAAAAGCAAGATGTTAGGATTAAAAAACTAGAGGAGCAAGTTGCGTCAATCAAAGATTCTATTTCCAAAAATAAAGAAGAGATGATTACTTTATCATCAGAACTTATTGAATTAGAAGACATGGTTTTTCAAGGACATACCGCTTTTGAAACTGCTATTAAAGATATAAGGCTTGAAATTTTAGAGTTAGAAACACAGACAGCAAATTTATTGTTGCAACTTTCTGCATTAGAAGGTAAAACTATTACAGAGATTATCGATCCTTGTGGCAATTCCGCAGGTTTTGATGAAGTTCTTTTAAAGACTGGAGATGGTAAGGTTCTTGCTTATTTTGAATCAGGTTCTAATAGATTCTTAGGTTTATTATCTGCTGGAAATTATAGAACTACAGACGGAACTAAATGCAACTTTGCTGTTTCAAGTTCAGGAATGGTGTCTTGGTAAATAATACTGGAGGTATCTATGTTATATATAGAAACAATGCCAAAAGAAAAACTAGTAGAACATATCTCTTTACTTGAGACAAAGATTCAGATATATTCTGAGCGTGATTGGCTTCTTACTCAGGCATATATTTCTGAACTTAAGAAGTGTGACGAGCTATTACTTAACTATATGGTTGAGGAAAAACAATGATTAATAGAATCGGCATAGTAGTTTTGTCTATGCTTTTCGTTTTTATTCTCGGCTTTTTTGTATACAAAACGCTTAAGGTGGATTCTAAATGTTTCCAAGCTGGTGGTGTATTAATCAAGACCACGAATGGTCAATTTTGCATCAAGGAAGATGCTATAATTAAGGAGTAGGTTATGGCAAAATCAAGAAAGAAAATCTTCCCTAAGCCACCTGAAAAATTGAATTCAAAAAATGCAAAGGACTTGGGTAAAAATAGCAACAAAGCGGGCTATGATGCTAGCTTAAAGGCTATTTACAATCAACCTGAGAAAGTTTATACAAAGCCTGAACTTTCTCCACAGCAGCAAAAAATGTTGCGTAACTTGCAGAAAAATTTAGGCTTTACTTACCAAGGTGCATGGTATGAATGATTTAGAGTTAGAGATGGCTAGAAACTATGGTGCTTCCATGTTTCTTCTCTATCATACGCTCAAAAAGTATCGGACTCTAACATTGTCTGGACTTGTAGTTAGAAGCGGATTGTCTGAAACTAAAGTAAGACAATTACTTAAAACTATGAGCGAACTAAACATGATTCAAAGAGGTGGTAACTGGCGAGGTTATGATTATAGCTTGACAGACTGTCTCAATTGGAAGATTCAATGATCGAGTTATTGGGTTACTGTGTTTTATTTTACATAGGGTTAGTGATATTAAGTGAGATATAATATGTTTAAAATATACCAATTCGGAACTAGAAACGACGCTAATGCTAATTATAACTTTGGCTTTGATTTTGATGAAAAGGATAAATCTTTTTGTTCAAGACCTTGGGGGATATTTAATAAAAATGGTTATAGAGACTCAAGAAGCTACTTAACAGATTTTATTGCTTCAACTAGAGGTAAAAATGAATCACATGATTTTAAAACAGAGGATACCAGATGGATGGGCAGATGAAAAATCTTCGTTGCTATTTGTTTGTATAGACGTTAATTCTAAATATAGAACTAACCTATTTGAGAAAGTTAATTGTCCGAATGGAATAGATAACTATTTATTTGTTAATCAATACAATCAAAGCAGATTTCGCTTTGAAAAAAAGGAGAAAGAAAATGACAACTAAAGAAGAAATCAAGGCACTAGAAGCAAAGCTCAAGGAAATGAAGGCTTTGATTCCAACTAAGAGAATCGGAGGATTGACTGTTAAGGTAGGTGATAAAGGGAACCTTCTTATCTACGGATTGAACTCAAGATTTCCAGTTAGCTTGTATGTTAATCAAGCTCAAAAGTTAGCTGATCTTTTTTCGGCTCCTGAGTTAGCCGATTTTATTAATGAAAATGCGGACAAGCTTTCTACTGAGAAGCTGAAAGCCTAATATAAAATGCTAGGTGTCACATACCTAACTCGTAAGGTTACTGACCTCTGTTGTTGGATGACAGGAAAGTAGTTGTGAGGTGACGGCTCGTCACTATTTAGGAGGATTATGATTTACTTCGATCAAACTCCGATCGACGGAAAATATATTTGGCAATCGCATTTAGGATTTAATGTGATTGTTATAAATAAAGATCACAAAAAAGGAACTTGGTATAATTGTGAAAGCAAAAAGACGATGTTAGTCTCGTCTGGTATGTACATTTATACGGAAAAATCTGACTTTAGGTATAATCTTAAAGGGTTAAAAAATGAAGATAGCTCAATACAAGGATGATAAAAGTTGGGTAAAAGGAGCACATCTTAAATTTAGATGTGTACTAAGTGACTATTATACTTGGAAAGATGAAGGAAGAAAAACACCAATTAAACAAGAACGTAAACTAAAAAATGCAACAGAAGATGAGCCAAATAGATTCACTTTTTATACTGGAGATTTAAATGGAAAAAATAACTCTAGCTCAGATACTTGATGAGTCTACTTGTGATGAGTTATATGGTGGAGTTTCTCCTAATAAAGAACTTGAGTTTTATATTAAAAGAAACGATACTTATACAGATGAAATTTGGGATGACGAGGAAGGTGAAGATATTCCTATTGAGATTATGACTCTAGGTAGATTGACTCCTTCTTTTTTCTCAAATAAATATAACATAAATGCTATTCATAGCATACCGACCAATTGTATTGAATTTATTAATCAAATAACAATCCCAGTAGAGATGAGGAAAAATGGAAGAATCAAAAGTGTTCCAGTCAAAAAAGGTATGGAAATTAAATCTATTTCTTCAACTCGAACTCGAAAGAAAATCAGAGCAAGAACTAAAAGAATGGTTCGAGCAAAACGTACTTGAACATGAAGGTAAAATTTGGGGTATTGACTCCAATGAAAATGTAAATAATAATTGACATAACTCGGAGGTATTGTCTATGTCAAATCAAATTAAAGTTGGTTCTGTTATCCGTCTTAATCCATCTATGTTCGCTGAAAATTTCAAACTAGATGGTCATTTCGGTCAGCTAGGTTATGTTGGTATTATGCGTGATTGGCTTTTCAAAGTTCTTAGAACTGATAAGCATAGCTATCATGGTGAAATCATTGAGGTAGAAGTTCTCAATGTTCCAGAGGTTCAAGGAAATCCAATTCTCAGAGTTGCAGATTGTCAACCTGCTGTATGTAAACGAACCATTGCTTATCGAAAGATTGAAGATAAGATTGATGTGAGTCAATTGCAAACAGAGCTTTCACTTCTTCGTCAAAAGCGTGAGCGTTTGGCTCTAAAGTATAAGCCAAATGGTCGGACAATGAAGGCGAACGCTGCTGAGATTGAGAAAATTGAACTCGCCATCTCATCTGCTCTAAATCCAGCAACTACAAAGTTTTATGTTGATAAGCTCAAGCGAGTTGTAGAAGTTGAGACTTCTCTAGCTGACAAAAAAGAAGAGTTAGAGATGCACCTTGCCTCTCTTATCACAGAACAGCGTAGAGCTAATGTTCTAAAAGAGACAGTCAAAGAAGTTCAAGGTGTTAAGGTTCGTAAGTTGGGTGGCATCAATGTTGAATCCAATGTTTATGGTAAAATCTTTGAGCAAGGACTTGTTACTTTTATTGAGCAAAACAAAGTTCCTTCCGATCCAAATAAAAAATATGTTGGTATCGAGATTGAGTGTATCGTTAAGGGTGGTCGTGACAAGCTTAAGAAGAAATTCATCGAAGCTCGCCTTCATAAGTATGTCAATGTTACAGATGATGGTTCGATCAATGTAGATGCACCGAATTATTTCTCTTGCGAAATTCGAGTTTTAGTCTCGGAAGATGAGCTAGAAAATGTCCTAATGCGAATCCAAAAAGTTCTACGGGACAAGGAAATCAATGCACTTGTAAACCGATCTTGTGGATTGCACGTTCATCTCGATCACAGAACTCGAAACGCAGAGACTTCATACGCTGCATTGTTTAACACAATGAGTCTAATGCGTAAAGCTCAACCTGAGTATAGACAGCTAAATACATACTGTAAACCAAATAAAAACTCTTCTTTCAAAGTAACACAGGAGCGTAACGATTCTGAAAGATATAGCGTTATTAACACTCACGCATTTAAGAAGTTCCAAACTCTTGAGATTCGAGTTCACGAGGGTACAGTAAACTGTGTTCAGATTATTAACTGGTGTAAGTTTCTTATCGGAGTAGTGAACAATGCTCAACTTATTACAAAGAAAATGGAGACAATTACGGAACTTTCTTCGGTGGCTCCATCTATCCCTAAAGTTGCTATGGACTACGTTTCATCTCGAATCGATGAGAACGGCAACGAAGAGTTCGAAGCAGCCTAAAATCAAGTTCTTTTATTACAGAGGTTCTGGAGTAGAGATATTCCAGAACACTCTGCTATTGACTCTCAGTCTACCAGACCCGCTATATTCTGACGCTTGTAGTGAAATTACATCTTCTACTTTATACTTAAATGGTATGGTCATATCAAAAGATTATGATATGCTTCAACCAAATGGTTTAAAACAAAAGATAACTCTAAGAAATGGAATTATATCTATTATCAAATTAAACAAAGGAAATTATTGATGTGTCGATTATTACTTATGACAGGTCTTAAGAATCCATCGCTAACTGAAAAATTTATGCTAGAAGCTAAGGTTCCAATGTCTGTTGGTAACAACATGGGAATTGGTTATAGTGCAGTAAAGAATGATGGTAACTTCTTTACTGAGCGATGGCATGATAACGATTTGTTCTTTGATCGAGACGCAATTAGAGATGAGAAGATTGCTAAAGAACTTCTTGCATATAAAAAGCATTTGTCTAAATATACTAACATCGATCAAAACTATTCTTTGTTTGGTGTAGATGTTCCGACATTTGAAAATGTTACGACAGTAACAATGCACACACGTTATGCTACCTGTGGAAAAGAGTTCGCCAATACACACCCATTCGTTGACGCAGATCATTCTCTAGTACATAACGGAGTTATCAGTAACTCTTTTACACTTGGACTTAATAAAATTTCTACTTGCGATTCAGAGGCAGCGTTGCAATCATATATCAATCATAACGTAGGTAAGGATATTTCCAATGCGCAAGCTTGGCTTAACACTCTTTCTGGTTATTGGGCGTTTGGTATTCTTACTCGGGACTCTGACGGCACTCGCATTCTTGACGTTATTCGTAATGATGCGGGGTTATATTATTCACAAATCGAAGGATTCGGAATAGTAATGGCAACGACTACCGACATCATCACATCAACAGCAACAAAGCTCGGACTTGAATTTACAAAACCATCAATGATTAAAGAAAATAAGTTATTCCGATTCAATGCTGTAACTGGTCAGCTTATTTCTCAAACGCAGCTAAATGATTCGGTTCTCAATAGCCGAGGCAATTACTACGGCGGATTCGATTGGGAGCGTATGTCTGGAAAAGCAAGTCAGCCAGAAAAAAAAAGTCAAGCTTACCTTCTACCAATGAATCCTTCAAAACCCTCGAAGAAAGAATCAGAGAGAGAAGAGACTCAGGTATTATCGCAGGTCTCAGAAAGAGAACAGTTCTATAACATCGCCGATCTTTTCGATTTCCTTTATGACGTTGACGAACCATTGATCGATCGACTATATGAGTATGACGCTGAGTTCGGATGTAATTTTTCTTATATGTATGAATGTCTTCCAACTCATCTTCGTCAAGATACTTGGCAGTTCGATGATTTCCAAGATGTTGTAGATGAGATTGAATTTGTATTTAATTCTGCTTATGGAGAAGCTAAAGGATAAATATGAAGATATGTCAATTAAAAAATAACTCTTTCTATAGTAGACCAAGACAATTATTATTTTGGATTAAAAATAAATACGATGATAGGTGGGGGAGTCTTGGATGTGACAGTATTAGTGGTTGGGTTTTTGACGATCAACTTATTGAACTTTATAAGGTGAACTAATATGGAAATCGTTCAGTATAAAATGAGAGACCATTCTCGTCTCATTGTGTACGAATTGTCTTTTGGTAGAATTCTTAATCATATTTGTTTAATCAAACAGATTAATAAAAAAGATTTCTATAATGAATCGATAGAGAAACATCGATATAGTTTCACAGCTAAGTTAGAAGCGAAGGTTAAAAATGAAAACAATGATTGCCTACCATTCTAAATCATCCAACACTGGAAAGCTTCTTCGTCAGATTCTTTCCTGTCCTAGAAAGAAAACACAGCGTCGTGCTAAATTAGATGTTCTTATTCGTTGGGGTAGCTCTGAGGTATTCAATAGGACTACAGCTAGACTAGAACTTAATACAGCAGAGGCGGTATTAAACGCTAGCAATAAACTAAGAATGATGCAATTACTTTCTGCTGCAAATATTCCAATGCCTGTATTTACTACAGAATTAACTAGCATTGATTCAGTAAAAGATACAACTAATAACTACTATATCAGATCGAGACAAGGTGAAGTTCGTTATGGTAATGACTTCAATCCAGTAACAGATCAGTATGCCTCTAAGCCAATTCCAAATAAGAGGAGAGAGTATCGAGTTCATGTCTTCAATTCCAAGATCGTAGCCATTTACGAAAAGATTCCTAATAATATCAATGAAGAAAACTACGAACGACCCGCTTTATTCAAGTCACATAACTGCCACTTTAGTCTCGTCAATCCTACAAGAAGTCGATGTAATGAAGTCGGTCAAAAAATTGCAATTGATGCAGTAAATGCTCTTGGTTTATTATTTGGTGGAGTAGATTTGATTCGAGATAAGGATGGTAACTTCTTTGTTTGTGAAGTAAACTCAGCACCAGGATTGAACTCTAATAATGCCCAGCGTTGGGTAGTTGCAATGAAGGAGTACATCAATGAGAATTTACCAGTTCGACCATAAAGAAATTGGAGTAAATGAAAGAATTAGATTTAAGTTTTTATTACTAATTGGGAATTGCGGAACATCGGTAGAAAATGATAGAAGTATTTATAACTGGTGGTATATTAATAGTTGGATAATGAAACCACCAGTTTGTAGAGAATTTAAATACATAAAGGATTGATATGTTAATTGCACAAAGAAAAAGCTTCGATTTTAATTTCAGAGATTTAACATTTTACAAAGGAAAAAACTTTAACGAATATCTTTATAGCTGGAGTACTAGCGGTCGGTCAAGTCATCGCAGACTTAGAAAAAAAGAAACATACTTCTTCACTAGGATTAAACAATGAATGATAAAGAAAAAGCACAGTTACTTCTTCTCACAATGATGACTCAAGCATTTGGATTATTTTCAGATGCAGCCGCCGAGCTTATGGAAAAAGAGGACGAGCTTGAATTTGAAAAAGACCCATACAATAAAACTATGGACTTGATGAAGAAAGCTTTTTCTGTTTTTGAAAGTGAGTTTGCTAATATAATTAGTGAGCAGAATGAACCTATTAAGCTTATCGAACTTACGGAAGATATATTTGACGAGCTTTCTAGTGAACTTGGAATTGAGTTGGATATGCCAAGTAAACCAGCTAAGAAAGAAGGATTGCATTAATGTTTATTATAAAACAATATAAAGCTATGGCTAAAGAGAAGACAGTATGGTGCTTGCAGTTTGCTTGTTTACAAGAAAAAGTTAGTACATTAAAAACAGGACAAATACTAGCTTCCTATAGCTATGATAAAGAATATAATATATTTTATACAAGGATCAAATGAGATACGTTATTGCTGGAGCAATTATCTTGCTCTTCTTTTGTAAGATTATTGGATTTAGAGTAGCTAATGCCTTGACAAGTTTGGCTTTCTATGGTATTATTTTTTATCTTTCATTTCCAATATTCTGGATTTGGTTATTTATGACCACAAGGTAAAATGAGAAATAAAAAAGTAAAGGAACTATTAAGAGCGATTGAGGATCAAGTTGAGGAAATTCAGCTAAATAGCTCTTATAAATCTTTATCTGCTGAAGAATGTTTAGCCTTTGCTTTTGAGCAAGTTCTAGTTAATTCACCTGAAAAACAAAGTCAAGCATATCTCGCAACTGTTAACAGAGATAAGGTTTTGTTCTGTGTTGGTGAAGATAGATTTGTTGAACTCTATGAAGGAGGTTTTGACAATGACGAGGATTCAATATAAGCCCTTAGATAAAGCCCCAAACATACTTGCATCTCAGCAATTCATTGTCTCTAAAAATACAATCCTACAAGCTCTAATAAATCAAAACGATTTCACTTACAGAATTATAGATCACAATTTGTCAGTAATTATTATAGGTCAAGCTTCCAGTATAAAGCAAGCTAAGATTAATTGTAGAGCTAGACTCAAGGAATTAGGAGTTAAAGTTTATGATGAGATTCGATCAGTGCGTTCGTAAAAGTTCGGAGTTTCACCTCTGTTTTATTTCATACAATAAGGAATTAGATAGAAGTTTTTATAAATATCCTAATAAAAAAACAGAGGACTTAGGCGGATGTTATGTATCCATTGGTTTTATAGTAGAAAGTAAATTCTATAATTTAATATGGAGTAAATAATGATATACATTTTTCAGTATGGTAGCGATGTAGGATATAACTCACTTTCCTTTACTATAGTAAGGAGAAAGGATATTTGGTTTAAGTATAGTAGAAATACTATACATGGTTTTGAGGAAGGAAATATAACTAGACCAGACTATAAAGAATATTTCACAAAGTCAAGAGTAAAATTTGAATATACCTGTCCTTAAATCAACCATCTTTCAATTATATACTGTGCATAGTTGTTATATATCACGTCAAGAAAATGCTGTCAAGTAAAAAATGAACATCGCTTCAATAAAAATTTAAAATCATATTAATTACAGGAACTTACAATGAAGATCATCCAAGTCAATTTTGGACAGTTTGAGCTTATGCTTGATAAGCTTATAGGTGATACTCTTTATTATCAAAATAGAGGTATTATCTATTCGATGCACTATAAATATGATGAGCTAATTGGATATAATCTAATAGGAGTCTTCAATGATTAAAATACTTCAATATATTAAAACGCCTAACCAAAGAGATCAGCTTTGTTTTGACTTTGTAAAAGATGGAATCCTCCACTACTTACAAAACGGAGTTCCTAGAAGTCACAGTACAGTGTCTTCGAAGTTTTTAGATCATGTTGAAATTGGAGACTTCAATGCTTAGAATTTCTCAATATAAAAACACTAATGATATGTGTGGTCAAGACCTTTTCTTTATTACATGGAATGGAGAAATAACATCATTTCCTAGATATAATGGAACAACTGGATATGCATCAATAGATTTTAGTAATCAATTTAAAGATAGCTATACAAAAATCTGGGGAGATTGATGAGATATAAAATCGTGCCAGTAGGATCGATCCTTTCAAAGAATACTATTGACTTTGTAGAAAAGTGGCATTACTCTAAGAGTTGTAGATCAATGAAACAAAAGGAAGTTTTTCTTTTGTTGAGCGAATTTGGAGAACTTTGTGGGGTAGCTATCTATGGTCAGCCTTGTGGGGCAAACTGTGACATGAACGATTTAGAGCTTCGTAGATTCTGTTTAATTGACGATACCCCGAAGAACACAGAGAGTTTCTTTCTAGGTGCTACTCTTAGACACTTAAAGAAAAAGAGATATACTAGAGTTATAACATTTGCTGATCCAAATAAAGGTCACCAAGGAACAATATATAAAGCAACTAACTTCAAGTTCGATGGCTTAGAAAAGAATAATGCTAGGGTTGTAAAGTGGGGAGATAGATACTACCATATTAGACAGCTATATCAAAAGAAAGATGGTGAGTACTCTAAAGACGCTAAGAGAATTCAAGATGCAATTAAAAAAGGCGAAGCATCTGTTTTAAAACAAGAAAGAAAATTACGATATGTATATGAATTGAGGTAGTATATGCATAAACCAATTACGCTAACAGATGAAGAAATTGAAAAGCTTTTTTCTGGTACTAAGTGGGACAGAGAATACGATCCTTACTATATCAACCCAGATGATTGGGGATATTTTGAACTAGAAGAAACTCCTAAATGTAAGCACGAATGGTACGAAGATTCTTATTTCAGTAATAATAAATATATAACCTGTCGCAAATGTCAGGCTAAAAAGGAAGAGGTTGATAAATGATCTTATTTCAAAATCGATATAGTTGGTTAAGTAATTTATTAAAGCAAGGTATAGACCTTAAATTTTCAGTAATAGAAAAAGAAAAGTTTGAAAATCAAGAGTGGCTTTTAGACAAAGGAGCATTTAAATATGAAATCTAAATTTTATACAATTGGTGAAAGAATTAATAAGTTCGACAACTTAGAAGTCCAGACAGTTGGAACATTCAATGAACTATTTCCTGAGTGTAAGGTAAAAGACTTCAATGATTTAAGACCTTTAGAAATTCTAGAACCACATTCAAATAACTCTAGAGTATTGAATATTGATGGTAATAAAGTAATTCATAAGATGTATGAGAATTTACTTTACAACGTCAATCGAGATGAGTATAATGAAACAGAGGAAGATGATATTATGGGACATCCAGTATGATTGAAATTACACAATATATGTTGCCACTCGATAAATCGGAATATCACTACAACTTTGCTATTTACATTTCAGAGGAAAATAAAACATCAGAAAAGGGATACTCCTGGGAAGGTAGACATATAATTGAAAAAACAGATTCAGGTTCTGAGTTTGTTAATTTCAGGGCGGTTACAAAATGATTAAATTTCAACAGCTAACATCTAAATATGATTATTGTTTTATTTCCTATAACTCTTTAACAAATATTCATAAAGACTGGTCTATTTCAAGACAAAAAGAAAGTGTAGTTATGGGACCACATTTGTTCGAGGATTACCAAATGGATTCTGTTCAATTTCAATGTGAATCAAATATAGAGGAGAACTAAATGAGAAAAGAATTAACTGTCTATGTTAATACAAATGAAGAAGGCGAAGAAGTAATTGTTCAACGAGTAACAGAAGACCCCGACTTCCTTCTTTTGCGATTAGGTCAAGGTCGTATGGTTGTCAATAAAGCAGAGCTACTAGAAGCAATTTCTAGCATTGAATATTATTCTGCTGCTTTTGACAACGAAAAGAAAATGAAGGAACAGAAAGCTAAGGTTGAGGCTAGTAGAAAAAATGTAACCGTTGTTAATATTGAAAAACCAAAGCCAGTTAAGAAATCAGCTTCGAAAGAAGAAGAGGGTACTATCATCATGGATGAAGATTTCACTAGAGGTCCAACAGAATCAGAGCTTGCTTTGAAGAAAAAAATGGAAGAACTTTTAAGTAATGGTGATGGCTAAATAAGTAACATTGGAAAATGAATTATGAATATCTTTTTACTTGCAACTTTAGCTAGTGTTGTGTTATATTATGGAGGAAGAGTTGCACTAACTCTATATGTCTCGGCACTGAAGATTGATTTAAGTAAGCCTGGATTTGTGGTAACTGGCGTTATTCCAAATCTATTAGCTGTTCTTATTTTGCTTGGATTTGTTGGAATGTGGATTAACTCGGCTCTTCTAATTGCTTATCTAATTAAACCATATCTATAAGGAGAACTGTGAATAAGTCTAATCGTCTATTGTCAGAAATTGTTGCATATCGTACATACGCTAAACATTTAAATCATTTGAATCGACGAGAGACTTTAGAAGAAACATTGAATAGAAACCTTCATATGTTTCTTGATAAATACCCAAAGCTAAGTCGAGATATTCTTAAAGCTGGTAAACAACTACATGACTTTAACGTAATGCCATCTATGCGTTCCCTACAGTTTGGAGGGGAAGCTATCTTTAGAAATAATGTCCGACTATTTAACTGTTCATTTGCAAACATTACATATCCGCGTATCTTTGCGGAAGCTTTGTTCCTACTACTATCAGGAACTGGCTTTGGATATTCAGTACAAAAACGTCACGTAGGACAACTACCTACTGTACGTCAACCAAAAGAGGAAGGAATCTATGTTGTTCATGACTCCATTGAAGGCTGGGCTGAATCGCTTAACCAACTTATCTCCGCATATCTATTCGGTGCTATTAGACCTGTATTTGACTTCAGCAGAGTCCGTCAGAAGGGTTCTTATCTTGTAACTACTGGAGCAAAAGCTCCTGGACCTGAGCCTCTTAAAGCAATGCTTGAAAAAGTAGAAGCTATTCTAAAGAAAGCGGTAGGAAGAAAGCTAACAACTCTAGAAACTCACGATATGATTTGTCTGATTGCAGACTGTGTACTATCTGGAGGTATTCGTAGAGCAGCACTTATCGCTTTATTCGACAGAGACGACAATGATATGCTAACATGTAAGCATGGTAACTGGTGGGAGCGTCATCCTCACAGAGCCAGAGCTAACAATAGTGCAGTATTACCAAGACACGAGGTTACTTATGAAGAGTTTAAGCACGTTTTTGATATGTGTATTGCTTCTAACGCTGGCGAACCCGGTTTTGTATTCACTAATGATATGGATTGGGGAACAAACCCATGTGCAGAGATCGGTCTTCGATCGAATCAGTTCTGCAATCTTACCACTACAAATCTAACTGGCATCAAGAATGACAAAGACTTTCACAATCGTGTATATGCAGCCGCACTTCTGGGAACTCTCCAGGCTGGCTTCACTGATTTCCCTTATCTTTCAGAAAGATGGAGAACAGTTACTGAACAAGAAGCACTTATTGGTTGCTCCTTCACTGGTATCGCGGATTCCCCCGGGTTATCTGCCGATCAGCTCCAAGCTGCGGCTAGAACGGTACTTGAAGTCAACGAAAAATATGCCCGCAAAATTGGTATCAATATCGCCGCAAGAACTACTGCTATTAAGCCTGAAGGAACGGCTTCTTGCGTTCTTGGGTCTAGCTCGGGAATCCACGCTCGCCACAGTGAGTATTACTTGCGTCGTGTACGAATGAATAAAGATGATGAACTTGCTCGATATTTGAGTAAAGTTATCCCAGAGCTAGTAGAGGCTGACATTTTTAGTCCAAGTGGCGTTGTAGTTACTATCCCACAGGAATCTCCAGCAGGTGCAATTACTCGTCATCAAGAGTCAGCTCTTAGTCTCTTCGATCGAGTGAAACATTACTACAATAATTGGGTACTTCCTGGTCACAGATCAGGAGAGAATACACATAACGTAAGCTGCACTATTAATTACAAGCCAGAAGAAATTGATACTCTTCTAGCTCGACTATGGGAAGATCGTTTCCAGTATGCTGCTGTTAGTCTCCTACCTTTCTCTGATGCTGTTTATCAACAGGCACCTTTCGAGGACACTGACAAAGCTACTTTTGAAAAATATAATAAGATGGTTAACGAAATTGACTTGACAAAGGTAATGGAGTTCGAAGATAATACTAATCGCGCAGAACAATTGGCTTGTTCGGCTGGCGGAATTTGCGAAATCGTTTAAGGAGTTTTATGATTATTCCAATTTTTTTAGCAGTAACATTTCTTATCACTACATCTTGTAGTACAACAGAGCAGTTAACCAAAGAAGAAAAAGAATGGATTGAAGCAGTTCGTTCTGACCAAACTCGATGATTAAAAACATCATCGTATTGGTTTTCTTTATTATGGTATTAAGATATATTGGAGCTTAAAATGCCTTTTGTAAATGCAATTCGAAATATGTTCCGCAATCGAAGACAAGAAAGAGAAGCAGAAGAAAGAAGGTTAGAACAGTCAAGAAGAGACCGAGAAGAAATGATTCGACGAGCTTCTAATCGACAACTTCGCATCGAACCATTAGGATCAGAATCACTTACATCGATATCATATACAATTCCCTATGAAAGAAGTCATCACTTTGACGATTCCTCCATGTACAGCACACGGATTATCACAGAAGGATCAATGTATGGAACAATCTACCTTAGTGGATTTAATATCAGACAAACACCAAGAGAAAGAGCAGCCCTTTCAGCCGGGAGACAGAGTAATTGCCTTATTTGGTAATGAAGGAAAGGTTCATTCTATTTCAGCAAATGGATTATTTTTATCAGTAAAGTTTGACAACTTCGACAGTCTTGTGGTATTTAATATAGACGGTCGAGCATCAGCTTGGCACAAGGAACCATCGATCAAAAGGATTGAAGATGACACTGAGCGAACTGAGAACCCTTAGACAAGAACTAGATACTTTGTTTTATTATACATTCGATAATCTAACCGAAGATCAAAGAATCAGTTTTAAAAACCAAATCTTTTTTATTGATAAACGGATTCAAGATATGCAGGATTTTTAATGAATACGTATCACATTGACATTAATAGTTTTTATGTAAGATTAAACCTTCGATATAAGGGCAAAGACTACGGCAAATACACAGTCAGTTATTTTTCAAAAGCATCTGACACACTAATTGCTGTAGAAAAAAATGTCAAGATAAAAGATGAAACAATTAAATATTGGAAAAAATACTTGACAAATAATTAAATCTATAATATGATTGCTAAAAAGGAAAGAAATGAATATACAATTTTTTCATGCTAGGTTTGCTCGATTTAGAAAAGATGGAGAAATTGAACTCTCCGCTAGAGGTGGAGAAACTATTGCCATGGAAGAAATTCCAGTAGATATGTTTAAAGAACTCCAGCTTGGGGACCAGCTAGAAGCTAAGATCGGAAAAGCTGCTTGTTCTGTTAAGGATAACTACAACAAATCAATCGGAAGAAAGATTGCAGTTGGGAGGATGAAAGATGAGATTTTTGATGTTGCTGCAATTTATGAGCAAGGAGAAGAAAAAGAAGTTGTCTTGCTTAAAGATGGTTGTCAGTATGTGCTTAAGCTTTTAGCTGGAGCAAAACGAGTTTACTTTATGGATTACCAATGACAAAACTACAAGAGAAAATGTATTACACAACCTGCGGATATATTCTTTGCATTGGGAATATTCTACTTCTAGATACTAGATTTAATCTTTTTGGATTGGGTCTTGGATTTGCTTCTGCTTATATGTTCATAAGAGCTTTATTAATTAAAAATGACAAATAAAAATCTACCTCCTATTCAAGTATATGTAAGGAATGAATTCTTGTTTGGTCAGAAGACAGGACATGGGGAGTTTACTGTCGGACATTTAGTAGGTGTGAGAAGCATACAGAACCAAGCCTTTCAATTTCAGGTTCTATTGGGTGATGGTGCGCTTTTTACTGGACTCCCTGCCCATGCTATATCATTTAAAGACAACGCTGTTAAAAGAGATTTAAACGATTGTCAGATGTGGGATTCAATATCTAGCGAAATCGATGTAATACAATACGACTTGTTACTATATATGCCAGTGTCTCTTAAGCTATTCAGTGGAGAGATAATCAAAGGAGAGTATCTATTTACTATAGATTGTGTTGGTAAGTACGATCTATCTAGACACCCTATTCACTGGAAGATGTATCACTGTATTAAAAGCGAAGAAGGCAATTTCCATATAGCACCTCAGTACAGGCTTAGATTTCTTGATAAAGCAATGTGTGTGGATGGGAAAGAAAAGCTACCGCCATACGATTACAACGAGGTTATATGGACAGTAGGAAGTTAGCATTAATTTTATTTCTAGGAGTTTTACCTATGTCAGCAAATGCAAAGAATGTCATTCTAAAGTTTTCAGCTAGATGGTGTCCACCTTGTCAGCAAATGGCTCCGATTGTAAAAGCTGCAGCAGAAAAGACTGGAGTCGAGTTACAGGATATTGACATTGATAAAGATAAAGACGCTCCAAGTAGACATAATATCAGAGGTATTCCAACTCTTGTATTTCAGAAAGACGGACACGAGGTAAGTCGAATTGTTGGAGTAAAGACAGAAGAAGAGCTAATTAAACACATCAATGAAACATTCTCCTTGACAAACGAATAATTATAATGTATCTTTCTCCTTAGCTTCAATGAAGAGGCTAAGGAGCATATATGACTTTAGATCAAGTTCTCAAACAATATCAGTATTCTCTCCCATACACAAAGAAAGACGTAGAAGAAATTTATAACGAAGGATATTGTCAAGCAATTGAAGATGTTCTAGCTTTAGCTAATGGTGAAGTAATTAATAATTCATTGAAGCTTATGATTGATGCATCTAAGGTAAAGGAATTAAAGTGAACTACGAAATATTCGTGTATGCTATTGGATTTGTAATTGGTAGGCTTTTGTGGAAAATGCTTTTAGGTAAAAAAGTAATATGAAAAAACTAATTAGAGATAAAATTCCAGATATTGCAAAAGAACAGGGTAGAACCTTGGAAATTGAAATTGCGGATAAATACAGTGTCCCTATGTATGCCATAGAGAAAGTACAAGAAGAACTTAACGAAGTTATTAACTCAAAGACAAGAGAAGAATTATTAGAAGAGCTCGCTGACCTTTACGAAATTCTAGATAAGTACATAGAAGTTATGGACTTCACAAAAAAAGATATTCAAAAAGCAAGAAAAGATAAAAATGAAAAAGCCGGTGCTTTCCATAATAATCTGATTTTAATAAAGAAAAATTCTAATTGACAAATCTTTTTCTTTGTGTTATCTTTCAATTAGGAGAAAAATATGAGTAATTACATTGACAAACATGGAAGATGGCATATCAAACCAGTAACAGAAACTAATCCATATCCAACAAACAATGCATACATCTATAGCTTCTATGCATCAATGGTTGGACTGCCAGTTGAATTTGACTCAGTTATTAGTAATGAAGTCAATAGCTTAGATGAAAAAGCTATTTCTCGTCATCCTGGTGGATATCATATTCCAATCAGCCACGATGAGTATGTTGGACTTGCTGGACTAGATGTAACATACGCTGCTGATATTGTTGAGTTCGGTGAAAAGAATTACTTCCAGTATTGTGATATAGAAGGATTCACGCCTGCTCCATTTCGCAAGCTTGTAATCAACGATGTAATCGAAGCATATGAGGGTTTAGCAAATGAAGAAAATCCTAGAACCGCTGTCGTTAAGTATCCAGCTATCTGGAGCCTTGCTTTTTGGCATCGCCCTGAACAACAATACTTCTATTACAGATGTGCTAATCGGTCACCTGGGCTTATTAGGACTTTGTATTTTATCATCGCTAGCTTATTTACTATATTTCGAAAAGAGAAAACAACAGTAATGTTGGGATTCAAACTTAAGAAACTCATGAGAAGTCCAAAGTTAGCAGATAGAATTGTCAATTTTCTAATGAATAAATTTGGAGATTTTGACAATCAATGTAATCTTTATTTTCCAGATGATCATCCGATTAAGGAGAAACTATAATGGATTTTTTTATTGCAATTGCTATGTTATGCCAAGTAACAGCAACAAACGATGAGAACGCAAGATATTCTTATATTAATGATGTAGCTAGAAAACAGTTATCATGCCAACAATCATATATCCATTGTGTAAATAATAAAACTAATTTAGTAAAACACAAAGCTCTTGAGAGATGTATCTTGGAGAAGAAATGAAATTATCCTTTTCAGATAAATGGTTCCTTGGTGAACTCGTTATTTGTATAATTATATTAGTAATTTTCTATATTATATAGGAAATAATTTATGAAATTAATTATTGCTGGAAGTAGGAATTTTAAGATTCATCATACATTCCTACATAACGTTTTAAATTTTTATTTAGCTGGACGAGTTTGTGAAATTTCAGAAGTTGTTTCTGGTGGGGCATCTGGAATAGATTTTGCAGCAAAGAGACTATGTGAAAGCACAGGACCAACTGTATACGATAAACATTTTTTTGGAAGATATAAAGAATTTCCTGCAGAATGGGACAAACACGGTAAAGCAGCTGGTCCTATAAGGAACAAAGAAATGGCAGAATATGCAGATGCTTTACTTTTAATATGGGATGGAGATTCAAAGGGATCGGCAAATATGAAAAAAGAAATGTTAAAACTAAACAAACCTATATATGAAGTTATTTTAAAAAACATAAAGCTTGACAACCATGAAATTATTTCTAATTAAATTACTTTGCTTTTTCTCAGGTTGCGACTGGAGACTGTATTATCCAGATAAATGGGATCTATCTAGGGTTAGAGTATGGAAAGAATATGGAGGTAATGAGGGCTTTATTTCATACTATAATAGTCAAGATAGAATTAGGAAATTTAGTAACGGTCTATTTATCGAATTCTATGATGATACTTTCATTGTAAAAAGAATAACAGGATGTACTAATTCGGCTTTTTGTTCAGTTGCTGTAAATAAAAAAGCATTTATAAATGCTTTTAGGACTTGACAACCATGAAGAAATCATTTAAACTGACTATACCGATTCCAAAGACTAGGAAGCCGGTTGCAAAAAAACCTAATAGTGTAATGAAATCTAAGAAGGATTACACTAGAAAATCTAAACACAAAGGGAAAGACTATGGCTAAGGGATATAGCGGTAATTTTCATAAGAATAAAAAAGTAATTAGACTCCGCAATCTTGAAAAAAATAATGGAGTTTATGTTTGTGAGTATTGTGGAAAAAGAAATCTTCACACTGAAAATAAAAACTGTCCAGACCTAGCAACGATTGACCACTTTATCCCAATCTCAAAGGGTGGAACTCATGCTCAAGCTAATCTGAGACTTGTATGTAAGGGCTGCAATGATATCAAGGGTTCTGCACATTTTAATATTTTCCGCAGTATTAAGCTTATTAATGGAAACAAAACCCTCGACGAACGGGCTGAAGCAATCTAGCTTTTCTCCTTTTGTCGAAGAATATATTCAAAATTTACACAGGTTTGGATTAGATAGGTATATTGGTAAGGTCAGAGAAACAGAAATTCAATTCGCGGACTTAGATGAAGGAACAGCTGGAGTTTGTTACTACTTAATTAACAGAGTAGAGATAGATAGAAGATTCTGGGAAAAAGCAAAGCTCTATCATAAAGACGAATTAATTATGCACGAACTTGGTCATTGTGTACTAAACTATGAACACGACGCACCTCCAAGCATAATGCAAGCTGCTAAGTTTTTAGGTATAAGCTATGTCATTAATTACCAAAAATATGTTAATGAGTATTTTGGTTGCAAGACTGGTGACTGTATAAAACTACATTGGGACGAAGAGAGATACAAATGAATTCACTATCACACTCGTCAGTAAATAGATATCTAACCTGCGGAAAAGAGTATCAATTATACTACATCGAAAAGATTCGACCAGTTGAATTATCAAGTCAACTTATCTATGGATCGGCAATAGATGCCGCTTGTGAAGATTATATTAAAGAAAGAAATCCACTTAGAGCAAAAGAAATCTTTAAGCAAAAGTGGAAAGAGGTAGAACATAATGGACAAACCATCGACCTTCAACTTAGTACAGAGGTTAAGTATCTACCTACTGACTTTGATTATGAGCTTCTCGTTCAATCCGATAACGAATTTATTCTTAAAGATACACCATTTGAAAGTGTACGGTCTCTCTTTGAATCTCTTTCCAAAAAAGAAGAAAAATCAGAAGAAGACGCAACAAGACTAGCTTATTGTAACTGGATTTCTCTTTATCGCAAAGGGACATTCCTTGTTAATAAATTCATTGAGTGGGTTGATTCTAATGTCGAGGAGGTTCTATCTTGTCAAGAAGTCATTGAGCTAGAAGATGGTGACGGTAATAAGGTAAATGGTAAAGCCGATTTCGTCTTGCGCCTTAAAGGAATCAACGGGGCGGTTGTAATTGACCTAAAAACCACAACAAAATACTACGATAAGAATTCCGTCGTAGAGTCAGATCAATTAGCTTTATATAAGTTTTTTCTTAGAAGCAAGTATCCAGACATGAAAAAAGCTGGCTATGTTGTGCTCCATAAGGGAATTAAAAAGAATAGAGAAAAGATATGTTCAGTTTGTGGTCACGACGACTCTGGTACAAATGTAAAAACCTGCACAAATAAAATCAATAACAAAAGATGTAATGGTGCATTTAATTACAAAATTTATCCAGAAGCAGTTATTCAGTATATTGTAGATGAAATACCAGAAGAAAAGATGCAGGAAGTTTTAGAAAAGTTTAATATAGTAAATGCTAGAATTACGGCAGGAGAGTTCGAGGAAAACAGGGAATCTTGTATTAGATATAACGGAAAAGTAAAATGTCCATATTATAACTACTGTCATAATAATAAAGATATGACTGGGCTTGTTTGTACAAAAAAGGAGCAAAAATGAGTAAAGCAAAGAATAAAAAAGAGGAAGTGGATGATTTTGGTGGGGCAGTTGAAAACGAACAAAGCTTCGATACAATCGCTTTAACTATTGTAAAGGGAGAAGGAAAGCGTCGAAAGGTTGTAGAAATCCCAGTTAATAGCAAAACCTTAGCAACTGGAGCACCAAAAGTTATTTACGAAGGTGAAAACCTATGGGATGCCAAATACGAATTAGAACTTAACCTAGTGAAAAAAGGCGTATATGCAACAGAATGAAAATAAAATTGTTGACAACATACCATCTCCTGATGTATTATGCACAGGAGATTTGATTTTCAAAGATTTCAATTCTCGCATGAGAATCCGAATTTATATTTTATCACAAAGGATGTTAAATGACAAAAATCGTAAAGCTGTCCGATGAAACATTGACAGAGGTTAACGAATTGTTGAGCAATGGTTATGTATTCGATTATCAGTTCACAGCTAATAATTCGACTTATTTGATGCTACGTCTTCGACCAATTAGAGAAACTGAACCAGCACCACAAGCCGATGGTCGTCTAGTAAAGCGAGCTATTTATTAATATAGGGAGGGAAATATATGATTAAATCAGAAAACATTAATGAACTAGCAACAGCCTTGGTTAAGGCACAAACAGAAATGACTTCTGCTATTAAAGATAGCAAAGCACACGCTTACAAGTACGCTGATCTAGGTGCAGTTATTGAAGCTGTAAAGCCAGCACTTAACAAGCATGGAATTAGCTTCACTCAACTGATTGAAGATTCGGATGCTAATACAGTAAAGGTTACAACTCTACTTATTCATTCATCTGGTCAGTATATTGGTTCAACTGGCTCTACAGGAATTCCTGAGATGCGAGGTTGTAATGAAGCACAACGAGCAGGAGCAGCCCAATCATACTTGAAGAGATATCAGCTACAGGCATTGACTGGTCTTCCAACTGAAGACAATGACGCATCCAGCGACGGATTTAAAAACAACAATGTCAATAATAACAAGCCTGTGGTAGTTGAGCAACCTAAAGTCGAAGCACCTAAAAAGGGTTTCGGAGTTGCAGCAAATAAAAAAGAAGTAGTTAATGTAAATAAGGTCGAAACAACTGGGTCAGAAGACTCTTGGAGCTAAAAATGTCAGAAGAAACAAATGTGGAAAGTGTTGAAGAAGTAGAAGAAAAGCCGGTCGATCTAGCCGATTTAGGCTTAACAGGTAAAGAAGTAGAAGACTTCATGGTGAAGGCTGCTCAAGAGCGAGCAGACGATCCAGCAGAGATGGCGGCTACCGCTTATGCGATGTACGGACCATACTACAAAATGGCTGTACCAAAGCTATCAAAGCGCAGTCTTCGTCGTATCCTAGATTACCTTATTTTCTATCCGCTTGAAAAGGATAGCGTTAAGGCTGCAAATGAAGCAGAGCATTCAGTAATGCAACTGGCTAACTTTCTAATTGAAGCTAAGTTCATTATGCAAATGAGTGTTTATAAGGATAATCTTGAACAGATTGTAGCTGCGGCTGAAGCCAAGCTTACAGAAGAACAAGAGCAGGAACTATTGAAAACAACGGAGGAAAACAATGGCTAGACGACAAGTTGCGACTGTGATTAAAAAAGACGAAGACAAACTTAAGTACCGAGATGAGAAGGGTAATTTGATTCGCGAGTTCTATATTAAGTTCAGCGAAGATGTTACTTTTAAAAAAGGAGATCGTCTCTGGCTTGAAAACAAACAGCTAAAAAAAGCTAGCTTGGAAGCTAATAGAGAGAAGATGTCAGAAGAGACATACAAACGAGCGATCGAGCGTATCGAGAACATGCCTGGGTTTGTAGCCTTCGAGGCAATCAAAGTAACAGACAACTAAAGAAGAGCCGGGTAAAACCGGCTTTTTTATTTTCTTGACAACATCCAATTTATACGCTATTATGTCAGCATGAGATTTATCGCAATCGATCTAGAACTAGAACAACCAAAAACAAACCCACAAACTCCAGATTCCGCTGTAGAACAAGAAAGAATTATTCAAGTTGGACTTGTTGTATTTGAGCTTGGAACTGAAATTACAGTTCTAGAATCGAGAACGATCTTTGTTTCATATGAATATCCACTAAGTAACTTCATTAAAACACTAACTGGAATTCAAGACTTTCAAGTTAATGATTCAAGTAATACTCTAGTAGATGTTGTATCTAGCATTAAATGGCTGAGAGAATTCTACAATACTAGCAGACAGATTGTGGAGTGGGGTTCTGGTGATATCAATTGTCTTAGAAATGAACTTAGCTTGTCTGAAGATGAGTTTAGAATTGCAACGGGACTTGCTAGATCAACGATCAACGCTAAAGTTCTATTCCAATTGTACGCAGTCAAGGCTGGATTGAAAGCACAGGGAGGACTTGGGAAAAGCCTTAGAAAACTTGGACTTGAGTTTCAGCCAACTAAATACAATGGAAAGCAGTATGGATCACATTGGGCAGAAAGCGATGCACTAAATACTGCGATTATTTTTAATTTCATAATGAATAAATTTAACGCTTGACAAAAATAAGATTATATTATAATATTCCAAAGTGACCTTAGCTTTCATAAGAGGGGATATGATGTATTTAAACATTCGCAACGGACTCGGATCAAAACCAAAACTTGTACCAGAAAACTCAGACCTTTCTAAGCTAATTACAAAAAGCTCAGACTGGTATCGTAGTTTGTATAAGTACAATGAGAATCAAAAGAAACAAATTGAAGAAACTGGAACTGTCAGCGGTATCCGCGACACTCTAACAAACACACTTTACTTTGATTTTGACAGCAAGGATGATATTGAGCTAGCTCGTCAAGATGCTCTGGAAACAGCCAACCGACTCCTTACAAGAGGCTTTGAGGAGGATCAAATTTCCTGCTATTTCACTGGCAATAAGGGATTTAGCTTGGAACTTGAGCTAGATGAGAATATCACACCAGACAAGTTCAAGTCAATTGTGTTTGAGATTGCGGGAGACCTAAAAACATTCGATACTGTGGTGAATGACCCTAACCGTATTGTAAGAATTGCAAACACAAAACACCAAAAGTCGGGGCTTTACAAAATTCCTTTGACTCCAGAGGAACTTGCTAACACAACACTAGATGATATTAAGCTAATGGCTAAAACACCAAGGAAAGTTGAACGAATGATTAAGATTGCCCAGCTTCCAAATGATTTGAAAGACCTAAAGCCAATGGCAGAAAAGACAATTGAGACAATTGCGCAGGAACTAACATTCGATATTTCAACAATCGATATGAAGGCTCGTCCTAAAGGAATTGATGAAGTTCGCTGGCTTTTGATGAATGGATTTTTCCGTAGTGGGGAGAGAAATCACTCGATGCTATGCCTAGCATCAACCCTACACAATCTAAATTACCCATACGAAGTGACAAAGGGTATGCTTTCTGGCGCAGCAGAGCTTCAATCACAAAGAACTGGAGAAGATGTATTTCCTGAGCGCGAAATTGATCTAATTATCAATCAAGTATATGGTCCTAACTGGAAGGGCGGTCAATTTACAACTCGCGATCCAAATAACTGGCTAGCTCAGTACGCTAAAAAGATGGGTATTACTACTCACGAAGAAGAAGGTCCAGCAACTTTAGATGGAATTGAAGCTGGCTTCACCCACTACTTGAAGCATATTGAAAAGAATACAATTAAAACAGGTATTCCTGAGCTAGACAAGACAATTCCAATTACTGTAGGTAGTAATATTGGGGTGGTTGCTGCTGCCGGTGCAGGTAAAACGGCATTGGCTCTTAAAATCTTACGTTATAACTCAGAGCAAGGTATTCCAACAGTGTTTGCAAGCTTGGATATGCACCGTAATCGTCTTTTTGAGAAGGTTGTATATAACGTCACAGGTCTTTCAAGAGAAGATGTATATAAGGAATTTAAAGAAGGACGAGGAAAGAAGATCACTGACCTTGTTAGAAAGCATTATGGTAATGTTTGGTTCTATGATCGTAGCTCTGCCACAGTTGAAGATATTAAAAACTACGTTCTTTCGGTAGAAGCTAAGACTGGTCAGAAAGTAAAGATGGTTATGTTCGACTATTTCGAGCGTATTCAGTGTGATGTATCAGAAGATACTGCAGCAAGTAAGAAAGTTGCAAGCCAAATTCAGGATATGGTTAATGACCTAGACGTTGCAGCAATCACTCTATGTCAGCCGAACAAGTTTGCTCTAGGTGGGGGACCAGATACAGAGATCAAATCATATACTTCTATTAAAGGAAGTTCTTTCTTGTATCAATCATTCCGAGGAATTATTAGTCTCAGTCGTCCATTTTACACACCAGCTACGAAAGAGCTTGATAAATACATGGTAATTAATATTCTTAAAAATGACTTGGGTGAACTAGATCGCTTCGAAATGGGATGGCATGGTAAGACTGGCGAAATCTTCACTTTGGAAGATCATGAGAAAGATGAGCTTAAACAGCTTATGAAATTAAAAGATGCAACAAAAGAAGGATCGAAGGACGGGTGGGAATAATGTCCGATATTGAAGATATGCACAAAATTTTAGCTTTACACAGTAAGAGGATTTTGGATGAATTTGAAAAAGATAGAAAAAGTGGAAAGATTAATAGTGGGACTCAATTTTTAGATGACTGCGAAGAGGTTTCTAAGTTATTTAAAAATAAGAAAAAAAGAAAATCACAAAAACACAGAAAAAGAAAATTAAAGAGAAAAAATGAAACGTAGTTTAGCTGTGGAGTTTATATTTAAAAGATTAGGACCGATTGGAGTTTCTTACGAAACTTGTGAAGATGTTTTAAGAACATTAGAAAATATAGGAATGCTTCCTCCAGAGCATGATCCAAATTTCATTTTTGATTTAGAGCACGTTAGATATGCACATAAATGGGAGCCTGAAGATGAAGAGAAGTGAAGCTGTTGAATTAATTCTATCAAAATTAATACACTTAGATTTAGGTAAAGATAATGGAGCTACTGCTATTTCTGAATTTGAAACAGCACAATATAGCGACGCTTCGCAAATTTTAGAGTTTATAGAAGAATTTGGTATGTTGCCACCAAAAGCACCCATGAACATACTTACAGGCGAAGATCACTATTGGGAGGACGAATGACATTAATAGAGGCGATTAAAACAGGAAAGCCACATAAGCGAAAACATGACAATTTCGTATATATTGTACCCATGGTGGGAGGAATTGGATATAGCCAAGCTGATGTAATGGCTGAAGATTGGGTTCTTGCATCTGAAAATCCAGCTAAGAACTTGCTTGAATTCAAAAAACCAAAAAAGAAGTTGACAACTAAGAAGAAGTAATATATGATTAGTAAACCAAACAAAGGAGTATCTATGCGTCGTTTTTCTAATGTAAATGGTAAAGCAACCAAACTTGGTAAAAAACTAACACCAGGAACTGTAAATTTTATTCTATTTAATGCTGGAACGCTAACAGCAAAAAGTATTGCTGCAATTATTCATCGTCCTGTCAAAACAGTTAAGAATGTAGCTTCTCGCTACGGAGTCAGTCTCCGCGTTTTCTAATCCCCCCGAGGTGTCACATACCCAGTTGTGAGGTGGCTGCTAGTCATTTTCTATGAAAGAAGAAACAAATAGCCGAGTCCTAAAAATCAAACATAAGCTAAAAAGCGGAATTCATTGCGCAATATGTCCTCCACATAAGGGATGTAATAAGAAATATAAAAAGCACGGCAGCAAAAAACCTAAATATAAAGATAAATAATATACTCTATACAAAAGTAGAATATCACTTTTGATATATTATTTAATCTTGACAAACTCCAAAATACATGCTACTATTTCTTATTGGACGCTGAACGTTTAATCCAGTCCAATAAAAGGATATTATGAAAGTTATTAAATTTAAAGACATGAATCGCCTTATTGAGTATAAAGGCGAATTCTACACACCACAAGAAATGCAGGAAAAGTTTCAGATCAATGGCGACTTTGAAATTACTATCAATGATGGTGATGACAATTGGTTTGGTCTAGCAATGCAAGCTCTACAAGCTGAAATTGAGGGGAAACATTAATGAAGTATGATAAGCTAATTTATGAACCAAAAATATTGTAGTAAGTGTAAGTTATTATTAGACATTACTTTTTTTCATAAAGATAAAAACCAAAAATCCGGTTATGCTTGTGATTGTAAAAAATGCAAAAAAAAGTACAGGGATGAAAATAAGGATAAAATAAAAAACAAACAAAAAGAATACAAGATTAAAAATAAAGAAAAGTATGCTGAATATTCTAGGAAATGGAGAAAAAGAAATCCAGAAAAATCTAAGTATGTTTTTGAAAAATGGGCTAAAAAATATCCAGAAAAGGTTAAAAATAATAACAAAAATTATGCTAAAAAATATCCGTGGAAATTGACAGCAAAAGTCAATAAGAGAAGAGGAATAAAATTAAACGCAACTCCTAAATGGCTTTCATTAGAACAACTTAAAGAAATTGAACTTTTATATAAAGAAAGTAAACACTTGACAATATCCACCGGAACAAGACATAATGTTGATCATATAATACCACTACAAGGAAAAAATGTATGTGGATTGCATGTTCCCTGGAACCTTAGAATTATTACAGAAAATGAAAATTTAAAAAAAAGTAATAATTTAATTTTGGAGATAGTATGAATAAAGAGGCTCGATTGATTTATGGAAAATCAGATGTTGAATACATTGTATCAATTGAGGTTGAAAATGAAAAAGCTTATCTATTTCGTGAATTCCCAGATGGATTAAAAGATGTAAAGATTGTCCCAAATAAGTTTTGGGTTCTTGCACCGTATAATCTCGACAAATCTTTTAATAGATTAGATGGCGATCTTTATTACAAGTGGGGCAAGCAATTCACTAATCGAGATGAATTCCTAGATTACAGAAAGAAAAACTACGCAAGAGATATCTTTTCAATCAAAAATGCAAAAGAAGCATTGATGGTAAAAGATGGCTATACATACTTCAAAGGATTAAAAGCCAATGAAGTTTCTGTTCTTTCTTTTGATATTGAAACTGTCGGGCTTTCTCATGACAGTGAGTCAAAAGTTCTTTTAATTTCAAACACATTTCGTTCAGTAGATGGGGTTCAGAAAAAGCTATTCGCATACGACGAATATGAAAACAATGGAGATATGATTGAAGCATGGTGTAAGTGGGTTCAAGAAGTCGATCCTTCTATTATTATCGGTCACAATATCTTTGGGTTTGACATACCTTACCTTAACCACTGCGCTACATTGTATGGAAGGAATCTTACATTGGGGAGAAACGACAACCCAATTGAAATTGAAGAATACGAGTCAAAATTTAGAGTAGACGGGACAAAAGACCTTCATTACCATAAATGTCATATTTGGGGAAGAGAAATCATTGACACAATGTTTCTTTCTTACCGATATGATGTTGGTCGTAAGTATGAATCATACGGACTTAAGAAAATCATCGCACAAGAGGGACTAGAAAAGCCAGGACGAGTTTTCTATGATGCAAGTCAAATCCGCTTCAATTACGAAAAAGCAGATCATTGGGAAGTAATTAAAGAATATTGTAAAGACGATGCCGACGATGCGCTGGCTCTTTATGACCTAATGATCGCACCATTCTTTTATATGACTCAGAGCGTTGCTAAACCCTTCCAGATGATGTTTGAATCTGCCACTGGTGGTCAGATCAATACCATCATGATGCGAGCTTATTTACAGGATAGACACAGCCTACCAAAAGCAAGCGAAGCTGAAGAATACGAGGGTGCTATCTCTATTGGAAATCCGGGAATCTACCGTAACGTTTTCAAGCTCGACGTTGCATCTCTTTACCCTTCTATCATGATTCAGTATGAAGTCTTTGACAAAGATAAAGACCCAAGAGAATACTTTAAAACCCTCGTTTCGACTTTTACTGCCCGTCGTTTGGAGCACAAAAAGCTAGCAAAGACAGACAAATATTACGACGATATGCAAGCAGCTGAAAAAATCTTCATTAACTCTTGCTATGGATTTCTAGGAACTGCCGGACTTCTATTTAACTCTCCATCTAAAGCAGCATTTATTACTGCGAAAGGTCGTGAAATTTTAACTGGAGCGATTGAGTGGTCTGCAGAAAATAATTATACATTAGTTAACTGTGATACTGACTCTGTTTCTGTATGTCGGGCGGATCAAGAAGATATGTCAGAAGATGAAAAGAACTTCATTATTGATGGAATTAATGCCTTAACTCCTGACAAAATTTCTTGGGAAGATGATGGATTTTATCCTACTTTTATCGTAGTTAAAGCTAAAAACTATATCCTTTGGGATGGTAAAAAACTTAAGTATAAGGGGTCTGCAATTAAAGCTACCCAAAAAGAACCAGCTCTTAAGGAGTTCATTCAGCGTGTAATTGACATTATCTTGAATAACAAAGAAACCTCTGTAATCCATGATAAATGCATCGATCTTTACAATGAGTATATTCTTGAAATTATGAATGTCAAGGACATTATTCGATGGTCACATAAGAAGACAATTACAGACAAGATTCTTAAGAACGAAAGAACTAACGAAGCTAAAGTCAGAGATGCTCTAGCTGGTTCTAACTATGTTGAGGGAGATAAAATCTATCTATATTACAAAGAAGATGGATCGCTTTCCCTAGTCGAAAATTACAATAATGACCACGATAAAGCAACTCTGCTTAAAAAACTGTATATGACCAGTCAAACCTTTGAAACAATCCTACCAGTTGATGATCTTTTCACTAACTATAGCCTAAAGAAAAAATACGCTATTCTTAAAAATTCGCTTGACAATATGTCTCAGTATAATGTAGGATGATTCTAGGAGCCGTTTGGCTTGCAGCCTTTTGGTTGCGAGCTAATTCTAGATAAACGGTAGGTGCCAAGCGGCTAACAGAGGCTTGGGTAAATGGTTGAGAGCGAGCATAGACCAGCCTTTAAATCCTTTTTAATAGGAGTGAGAAATGAAGAGTAAGATAAAAAATTATTTACAAGCTGGAGGTCTTTTTAATCCAGAACTTATGGATCATAAAGAAGTTTCCATTCTAATTCAAGAATGTGACACTAGCCTTGATGAGACGATTGCGTTTCTTGAATTTTTTACACAAAACAATCCTCCTAAATTAGTTGAGGGAACGGTTAAACAGCAAGCTAAAGAGTTTTTAAAGGTTCTTAAAAAATGACCGAAATACTCTACTGCCCAAAGAACAACGAGCTACTTCTATTCACTGGATGCTACGAGCTTGACATGCAGGCAAAAACCATGATATTATACTTGCAGACTAGGCGTAAGCGAATGAGAGTTATGGCGGCTAGTGAACTTGTACACATAGGATGGTTATGAATAAATACACGGCGGTAAGTGTAATGTGGATTTCTTGGGGAGTTGCCTGTATATTTTCTCCCGCAGCGGTTATTGGAATAGTTATAATTGGACCAGTAACTGGCATTGTTCTGGATAATTAGGAGGGTTATGAGCGAAGAGTTTATTATGACACTTCCATTATTTATTGGAGCAATTGCAGCACTCACCTTATGTTTTGGTTGGTATACAATTCCTCTCCTTGCTGTGTGTTGGTTTGTATCTGGAGCTATGGCAAGGAGTGAAGAAGAATGAGTCATAAGGTTCTTTTCAAAAAAAGAATCATCGATAAGGATTGGTACGATTTAGGATCGTATGCTACTCATAATATCGCTATGGTTGTGGCTAAGGGGGAATATTATTATAGAGGGGGATTTACTCCTGAGTATGAGATTGTTCAATGTAAAAGACCTCCTCAAGAAATACCCCCATATCTGTATCCTACTTTAATTTATTGTGTAGGATTTCTTTCTTCGGAAGAACAGGAGGCATTTAGAAATGAGCATTTTAAATATCTTAGAACAAAAGGATTAGTATGAAAGAATATATTATAATAAAAGATGCTGAAACTGGTAGACATATCGGTAGAAGAGAAATTAAATCAAAAGTACCTGCAGAAAATGTAGCAGCTTTTATAATTAACGGAACATTTGTGGTAGGATTTATTGAGTTTGGTTATATGCAAGAATTAGCAAAAGATTTACCAGAATTGGAAGAGTAGTATGAAACGTAGCACTATGATTAAAAAAGCTTTAAACCACGACTTAAACACAGTTTGCGTTAACGTGGAGCAAGTTGAGAGAATGCTTGAAGTTTTTGAAAAGCTTGGCATGTTGCCTCCGCAAAAGAAAGGTGAGTTTTGTTGGGAATGTGGAAAAGCTAAGGATAACCTTAGCTGGAGTAAAGAGAAGAAATCAAAATAAGACTAGCCCGAGGGTCCACTCCTTGTGTAGTTAGTATGGCTTCGGCTTTACGTTTAGCAAGTGAAGATCGAGTAGGGATGGGGCGACCAATAGCCTTAGAGACTGATCAGCTCAAGTTGGTGACAGGAAGGAGAGACTTCTTACTTGGTGGTAGCTATATGCTATTGCTGTTGGGTGTCCTACGCCGACTCAAGGTAGGATAGCGGGGCGGGAGTTTGTTAGTTTGTAACCGCAGCGAATAACCTTAAACTTACAAAGTGTGTCACATACCTTATAGACCTTGAAGTTGCATGACGACGTAGGGGGTTAGCTGTAGAAGTTGTGAGGTAGCGGCTCGCTTTTTACTTAGGAAGAAAAAATATGAATAAAACACATCTTGATAATTTAACAGAAATGCTTGTTTCAATAGGATATATACCTAAAATCACCGAAGAAGGTGATAGAAAAATTATTACAATAAGTGATAATAATGGGAAAGTCAGTGGATATATCGGATTTGTTGCTGAATTTTACTTCAATGAAGATGGAAGTTTAAACAATATTGGGATTTATGAATAATATATACTTGACATCCTTTCGAAATTATGTTAAAGAATGTGTATATCTCAAAAAACCAATTGACTTTGAGATATGTAAATATTTATTGAACCGATATCGAGGCTAAATGTTTTATGTGTATCAAACAAGATTTCGAACAAATGACACCCTATGAAAAATGGAAGCTTAGAGTTGACTTTCTAAGATTCGTTGCTACAATGGGTGCTCCTTTTATGATTGTAATACTAGGACATGTAGCCAAAGTTTATTTTGGGTGGTGATATGAAGTATTTAATTTTATTATCTTTAATTTCCTGTGCAACAACTCCAGAAGTTAAATCGGATTATTTGGTTCGTACAGTACAAGGAACTTACTACTGCGATAACTTTGTAAATGGACCATATCAAGCCGTTGGCTTAGATTGTGAGCATGTACTATATGGTAACAAAGAAAAGGTTCTATATAATGCAATTGAAGTTACAAGGGTTAAAGAATGAAAAAAAGCGAAGCAATTCAAATCATTAAAAATATCACAGATAATCCCGACTTTGAAAGAGATCAACTTCCAGAGTTAATCCTAAATGCAATCGAGTCCGCTGGATTTAAGCCACCATCAAAGAAAATTAGCGTTGTTCCTACATTTGTTCTTCAGAATGGATTTGTAGTTAATCAAGCAGACAGTGCAATTATCATTGAAGATGGGTGGGACAAAGAATGAATGTAATCGATCTTGCTCAAAAAAGAGAAGAAAGAAACGCAAAAAAGAAAATAGAGGAACTCTCTAAAGAAATAAAAACATTAAAAGAATTAGAGAAATGTTTAAAAACTGCAATAAATAACTTGACAAAGTTCCAAAAGTATAGTAGTGTTAAAAGACGCATCTCTGAACTTTACACTGAGTTTAAAGATGTGCAACAAGTTATTGCAAAGAAAGAAGAAATTTTAGTAACGCTTAATATAAGGAATTCTTAAATGATAAAAACTAAGAAAAATAAGCTAACAAAAGAACAGTTAGAGCTTTTGTTCGCACTTAGGCTAGAAGGTCATACCTGGAATGAAATCGCCAAGAATTTCAAGGGAATGACAGCAAATGCCCTTAGAAAAGCGTATTATCGGGAATCTCGTAAAGAAGAAGGCGAAACAAACGCAGTAACTGGTCCTAAGATTCTACTACTAGACATTGAAACAGCACCAATGCTCGGCTATGTCTGGTCACTTTGGGAGAATAACGTAGCTTTAAATCAATTACACAGCGATTGGTATATCCTTAGCTGGTCAGCAAAATGGCTTGGCTCCCCAGAAGATCAAGTTATGTATATGGACCAGCGTAACGAAAAAAATATCGAAGATGACTCTAAAATCTTAAGAGTTATCTGGGACTTACTAGATGAAGCAGATATCGTTCTTACACAAAACGGCATTAAATTTGATATCCCAAAGCTAAATGCTCGTTTTATTCAGCACGGATTCCCACCTCCAAGTAGCTTTCGTCACATTGACACAGCCAGAATTGCTAGAGCTCGATTCGGGTTTACAAGCAATAAGCTAGAGTATATGACTGATAAACTTTGTGTTAAATACAAAAAGTCCAAGCATAAAAAGTTTGAAGGATTCAGCCTGTGGAAAGAGTGTATGGTTGGAAATTTAGAAGCATGGAAAGAAATGGAAGAATATAATAAATACGATGTTCTTAGTCTCGAAGAATTATACACAAAGCTCGCTCCTTGGGACAAGACAATTAACTTTAATGTGTATAATAATGACTTTATTTCTCGATGTAGCTGCGGTTCTAGCGAGTTTAAAGAAGCTGGCTTCCATTATACAAACCGAGCTAAATATAAAAAACATGTGTGTGTAATTTGCGGAAAAGAACATCGTGACACTGAAAATCTGTTGACTAAAGAAAAAAGAAAGTCAATGAAGGTGTAACATATGAAAGAAATCGTAGTGCCTATTAAAGGAAGGAATTGGAAGTTTATTCTAATGACTGATCGAAAATTTAATAGATTGCATAACTCTGACGGATCAGACAGACCAGCAATCACAATCCCTTATTCATACGAATGTCATTTTCGTAAGTCAGATTGGTCAATTATTGACATTAGACACGAACTAGGACATGTTTTATACCATATGTCATTGACTGCAAGTAGTGATTTAACTCCAGATCAAGTAGAGGAAACTCTTTGTAGTATCATCGGATATCACACCCCAGAGATTGTTTTGTGGTCAGACCAAATAGCGGAGAAGTTTTTTTCAAATGACTAGAATGACTTTAATAAAAGAAACAACAGAATTACAAAAACAAGAATACGAAAAGCATGACATTCTTTTTGGATTTGGATTGACAACCACACTACTATTCTGTATAATGATCGTGTATCTTGTCAAAGCTGATTCAAAGGGGGAGTAATGAATGTTGTCTGTTTTTCTGGTAAAGCTGGTAGTGGTAAAGACACTGCAGGAAACGTTCTAGTTAAAAATCATGGATTCGTTCGAATCGCTTTAGCTGATCCTCTAAGAGATTTGTGTAGTCGCGTTTTTAAAATTCCATACAATGACTTTCTGGATCAATCAAAAAAAGATAAAGAACTCGATTACAATATTACCCTAGACTTTCATCATGTTGATAAAATTAGAGAAATTGTCGAACAAGAATGGGGATTTGAAATCAGCTATCCTGCCAGAGAAAGAATGGAAGAATACTTTGGAGAAGAATTTGAAACACCTAGAGATATTCTAAAGCTTGTTGGAACAGAACTCTTAAGGGAAAATGTAAGAGAAGATATTTGGATTGCGTTAGCTATGAATAAAATTGCTGAGCTAAAATGTAATGTTGTTATTACTGATGTTCGATTCCAAAATGAAAGAGATGTGTTTTCTAAAGCCGGTGCAATTATGTGTCTTATTAAGCGTCCAAGTGTAGATAAAGAAGAAGACCATTCTTCTGAGAATACAGGAGAGGACGACGAATATGACGTAATTTTTCATAATACAGAAGCTTTACATGTATTCCAAAATGAAGTTACTTTGTGGTATAAATCAAGAGAAAATGATTTAACTGGTAAGGGTAAATTCAAATATGAATATTAATAAATGTCCATTTTGTGGTCCATTTAAATGTTGTAATAACCCACAGTGCCCATACAGAAAAGAATATCTAGGTGAGAAATGAAAATTAAAAAATTACACGAAAATGCAATTATTCCAAAATATCAAACATCTGGAGCAGCTGGCTTTGATTTTCATGCAGTTAAAGATGTAATTGTTATGCCAGGTGAAACTGAAATTGTTGAAACTGGACTAGCTTTTCAAATTCCAGCTGGACTAGAACTACAAGTTCGTCCAAGGTCAGGAATGTCAGCAAAGACAAAGATTCGAGTGGCTAATTCCCCAGGAACTATTGATTGTGATTATTTGGGGGAGGTTAAGATTATTCTTGACAACATTGGACATACCCCGTATCATATCAAAAAGGGCGACCGTATTGCACAGGGGGTATTTTGTGAGGTTTGGCAATATCCATTTGAAGAAGTGAATGATTTTGAAGTTACCACAGAAAGAGGTGACAAAGGATTTGGTAGTACTGGTAAATAAAGGAGCATTGTGGCTAGACCAAGCGATCGCGAATATGCTTTAAAAAGACAGGTTCAAGAATTAAAAGATAAATGCAATACATACGAAATTGAAATAAAAAGACTTAAAAAAGAATTAGAAAAGCTAAAAGAGCCACAACAAGAAAAGAAAGTTAAAAAAGTTGAAATTAAAAAAGAATGTCCTGATTGTGGAGCCGAAGTTAAATCAACAGAACTACCACACGGAACTTTAGATTTGTGTTCTAAGGGTTGTGGATATAGAAATGTAAGGAGTAAAAAGTGACATATTTAAAAACATTCTTAAAGGTTTTTGGCTTTGTATGTGTAGTTACAATTTTAATTACATTCACCGCATATTCTATGAAAGCACTCATTCCACTTTCCTATGATTTACCAGCACCATTTGGGTTCCTTGTTTATTTATCGCCTCTTATATTATCATTCAGTATTGCAGTTTCGTTTGCAATATATGGAGCTAACAATGAGTGATAAGCCAAAAAAGTCAAAGAAGATTAATAGAAATACTTGGGTTAAGGGGGTTCTTCGCTCTGCTTCTTTCCGTTGGAGACCTAGAAACGAAGCAATGGTTCGAGCCAGGGTTGAGCGTGGTAAATACAAATGTGAAATTTGTGAAGAAATCTTTGGACCTAAAGAAATCCAACTAGATCATAAAATTCCAGTGGTTGATCCCAAAAAAGGATTCACTACTTTCGATGATTATATTGAACGTCTATTTTGTGATGTGGACGGATTTTCTGCAATTTGTGTAGCTTGTCACGATGCCAAAACTCGATTAGAAGACGAAATGCGTCAATTCTATAAATCAGAAAAAGAAGAATATCACGACTTTAAAAAAGAGAAAAAGTCCAAGAAAAAACTTGACAAACCTACTGAGGAGTAATATAATGGAAATTATTATAGCGAGTCTATCTGCCGTTTTAGGTGTTTTAATATATTCTAAGTTTCTAAAAAAGAAAGCGGATGATGGACAAAAGAATCTAGAAATTAAAAGTGCTGTAATTAACACAAAGATTGATAATATTAAAGAAGATATTAATAATGTCATTAAACAGGAAAAAGAAGATGTTGCAGAAATCACAAAAGAACAAGCTAAGCCAGTCAGTAATTCTGACCTTGTTGACTTTTTTGATAGTCGTAACAAGCCAAAATAGCTTAGCTCAAGATGTTATTGAAATTAAGAAAGGAACAGAAGCTCCATTTACGGGGCTTTTGTTTTCTGAAAAGAAGGCAAGGGAAGTTCGTGTAGAGCTTCTAGAATTAGATAAAACAAAGATTATTCTTGACTCTAAGGAAGAGCAGCTTAAGCTTCATAAAACGATGATAAAGCTAAAAGATGAAGAACTAGAGCTATATAGACAACAAAATGAAAGACTTGTTAAAGTTCGTAATAACTCAGATAAAATGCAATATATTTGGTTCGGTCTAGGAGTTATAGTTACAGGTGCTGCAGTATATGGTGCGGGGGCTTTATCAAGATAATGTCTGAGAATAAAAAAACACTCCCAAGTCAAATGTCCTACGAGGAACTTGTCGCTGCAATGGAAAGCGAAGAGATTGAACTTGTAGATGAAAAAACCGTAGCAGAAGAGATTCTGGAATACGAAAACAATGTCGTTCCTTTTTTGTCGCACTATAATATAATCCCAGGTGATTTTACTGTATCAAAAAAACTACTATATAAGCTTTATAGAAGACACGTTGACGATCCAGTGAACGAATTAACCTTTCAGAGAATTGTTGGGAATTTTTTAGGACATTACCGAAACTATTCTGGTAATTTTTATAAAATAAACCAAGATCAATTTGCCCTATCAAATCACATATTTAAATTATTTACAGAACATAAAGTACAGAAAACAAAGTCTAAAACCTATCAAAACAGATTCATGACTTTTTGTGAAACCAAGAATGTTAGAAAAGGTAAAGCTTGGGTTCCTGGATTTGTTATATATGAGATTTATAAGGATTTTTGTCGTGAAAGACATAAAAGACCTGCATTCTCCTACGAGTCATTTATACAAATGCTAAGGGAGAATTTTAAACATAAACGAATCAATAGCAACCGATCTCTTTGGTTTTCGGTTAATGAAGAATCAAAGAACTACTTTACTGAGGAACAAGTAAATGACATCATTGAAGCGCGGCGGAACAAGAAAAAAAGCTAAAGCTAAACGCGGATGGAGAGACCCACTAGCATCACTCAGACCTACTGAGAATATGTCTCGTCGCCAAGAAGACATTGAGGATGTTAATAGTTATTTACACAAGCTAACAAACGAAGAAAAGCTCTGGCTTGCTAAGTTTATGGATGAATACAATAACGCAAAGTATGACGCTAATAACCTTAAAAACAACATGCATAACACCCCAGAGTTAAAGAAAAGCATTACTGACAGAAACAATTCAAGGAATCGTTGTATATACACAAGAGAGAAGGCAGAGGGCGCGCTTAATTACGCAGGAAGCGATGCTGAATTAGAAGCATACATTTACGGAGCAGGAGAATACAATGAGGACGATGAAGATGATTCTGAGGTTATCGAAGAACTTTAGAATGGAAGCTTGTTCTTTTTGAATAACTCAAGAGCTTTTAACTTAACTTCATTTGGTACAGAAGTAGATTCTTCTATTTTCTTCATTTGTTTTTGAGCGTCAATCTCACGAAGTAATGCAGCTTGTTCTGAAGCACTACCTTCTTCTTCAGAATCCGCAGCTTCGGCAGCCAAAGAAGCCGCCCCACCCAAAACACCAACAATACTTTTCAGAGGCAACCCCTTGAGAATACGCGGAAGATTAGCTTGAGCAATTGTTGCTCCTCTTTTTAATCCGTGGTGACCTTTAAGTAGAGCTTCTTTAATATCATTGATATCTGCCGAACTAACCAACTCTCTCATCTTTTTTGGATCAAGAACCTTACCAGTCTCATCTACTAGGTCAGAAGCACCTTCCAAAGCACGTAAAGCTTTATTTGTTCTTTGTCCCGGCTCAACACTAACTAAGTCACCATAATCTTTATTTCTTAAATCACGACTATGTAAAGCTTCGTGAGCTAAAGTACTGGCAAAATCCTGTGGGGATTGTCGTGCTTTAAGCTCAATTAAATCTTTAGATGGAGTAAAAGACCCCATTGTATCGTATTCTGGCTGTATTTGGATTAGTGACTTAACATCTGGAGAGAATTGCTCTCTTAGCCCTTCAGCAAAATCTCTTAGCTCATTTAGACTTGTTTTCTTTCCTGGAACTTTACCTTTGTATTGTTCCAACATAAGCTCACCTAGAGCTCTTTCTTGAAGATTATTTGCAATATAAGCGTCATCTATGAAGTTACCAGTTCTAGGAGAAATGCCCTCTAGTCCGAATTCACCGGACTGAGCATTCTTGATAATTTTAGAAATAGCATCTTTTAGATTTTTCTTGTTATCTTCCATTACTCATCTCGTTTATCATTAACTGAGCCGAGTCTTTCAATTAACTCTTTGAATATATTACTACCGTGAATTACGTTTAAATTTTCATAAAGGCTAGCAAGTTCAACAACCGCTATCAAACCAGATGCAATTTTTGAAATAGGAATGAAGCCTTCTAGCATATATGTTTCAGCCAAGAAACCAACCATAATTGCGACATTATAAACACATACTTTTGTAACAGTACGACGGAGACCGGCAGATGTTATCTTTTGACCTTTCTTTCTTGCTGCCAAAATTCCAGTAATTAGATCGGCAAATATAAGGAGACCCGTAACTAATAGTACAGCTTTGATTGGTGCGAATATTGCTGCGGTTGAAACAATAAATCCAACAAGAAAATCTTTCACATCTAAGCTCCCAATTTTATTCAGTAGGTTCTTCATCCTCTGCCTCGACCAATGCTCGTGCGTTAGGATTTTGCATAATTGTAAATAAAGCAGCATTTCTTTTTGCCGTATCACCAGAAGCGAGTCCATCCATAAGAGCCCTACCGTACATTTTAAGACCAGGAACTTTCTCTAGTTTTGCAGCAAGACCTTGTAAAGTCTCTACTGGAGCATTATAGATCGCTCTTGTTTTCCTAGCAATACCTTTAGCAGCTGGTGTTACGGTTGCTCTTCCGGCAAGATTTGCTGCAGTTAAAAGTGCTCCACGACCAGTTTGGGCAACGCCAACAACGTCTTTAACACCAATATTCAATCCACCTTGGGATTCCTGTGTTTTACGAGTCATACGACGCACAGCTGCATCATCTGCGGCATCTCTGATCTCTTTCATGAACTGGTCTGCTCCAGGCATAACTGGAGACTTAGCCTTTCCAGCTTGAAGTCTAGCTAGCTCTGACTGTTCAAATTGCTTTGTTGCTTCTTTTAATTTAGAAAAAGCAGCCTCGGTGGCTTCATTTGACTGAGCATCTGCGGTAGTTTTGCTTACTAAGTCCTCATATGCTGAGATAAGCTTAGACTGACCTTTTTTAAGATCACCATAAAGAATATCTTCAACCCCTGGGTCTTTTGGACCGGCAATTGCTTGTTCAATATAAGAACGACGGAATTGAGAAAATCTTTCAGCAGCATCTTTATAAGAAGGAACACTGTCCTTAAGTCTTTGATCTAAAGCTGCTCGCATTTTTCTTAAAATCTTAGGAGCTTCTTCCATTTCTGGGGTTGCATATTTATAAGATGAAATTCTGTCTATTGTATTAGAAATATCATCGATTGCTGCCTTAATTTCTCTAGGGCTAGCATTGTCTAAATTTCTATTAAGTATTTTACCAATTGACGAATTGAAGTTTTTATCTTCTAAAATTCCCGGCAAATCTTGCATTACTGTCTTAATGTCATCTATAACACCAAGCCTAATATCTCCAGCATCGACTCTAATTCCAGCAGCAGATGCTTCGTCCAAACTATCCCCAACAAGCTTACCAAGTTCTTTATCAGCTTTTAAAATTTTATCAGAGATACCAGTGGCTCGTTTTAAGTTAATTTGCGAAAAAGGAGTTCCTTGTTCAATCTCTTTAACTCCTTCAAAAATAGCCTTTTCTGATCTAGGACTGACCTTAGCCTCCTGACCATACTTTTTATAAGCAATTCCCATTTGTCGGAGCAACGGAGATTCTTCTACAAATTCATTAACTCTTTGACTAACTTTTTCAAGTTTTTGACCGGCAGCAGGAGCAATTACATCAGAAACAGCCTGACCGCCAATAATAGCAGGTAAACCAAATGCCAGACCACCAGCAACATCTTTAGCTAGTTCCATAGGTCTAGCTCCTTCACCCAGGAGTGCCTCCTCGGAAGTTAGAGCAGATTCTGCAGCAATAAGAGGTGCGGATTTAGCATATGTTGTAGCTCCCCTAGTAAGGAGTTCCATAGCGGCTTTAGCTTTACCAGAATCACGAGCAATATCTGAAATTGATTTTAATTTTTGAGCTTGACCACCAATACCAAGTAATTGACCAGCAGCAACACCAGAAGTTACACCACCAGCAATTTGACCTGCCATAGAAAGATAAGGAGATCGCTCCTCTGATTTTTTCATCTCAGATTCGATTCCCTTTTGATATTCGCGATATGTATCTAGAAATGATTTATCGACATCCCCAGTAAATCCTTGAGCTTTGAGCTGAGCATCTACTGCAGCCGGACCAAATCCAAGAGCACCAATACCCTTTTCAATACCAGCACCCAATGCCCCGCCGATCTCATCGAGAGCATTCATTGTTAAGCCACCAGCTACTCCACGAGAAAAGTCAAGAGCACTTTCAATCGCGGAGCTATCCGCAACTTCTTGTGCAACTTCTCTAGCTTTTCCTAAAAAAGACGGCTCAGATTCAGCAATAATATCATCGTCTGATAATACATCAGCTGCACTTTCGCTAACAATGTCTTCATCTTTAAGCTCATCCATTATAACTCCGTGGCGGTCATTCCATCTTCGTTTACACGATACGATTTACCACTCTTAGTTGTTACTATAGTTCCAGGTTTCTTTGAAGAACCTAATTTTACTGTCTTTTTTCCAGCTGGCTCTGGAGTTTCTGTTTTTGCCCCAGCTCCGTAATCAAAGCGATCGAAATCTTCTGGTTTTAGCCCAACAGATTCCGCCTCTTGTATATAAGGCTGTCTAATCTGGTTATAAGCTTCAAATGCTTGATCTCTCTTAGCTTTTGCAATTTGAGCAATACCCTGACGGAATTCAGGAGTCAACAAATCAGATTTAGTGATTCTATTGATTTTTAATCCCAAAGCTTCTAATTGAGACATACCTTGTCTAGTTAATGCAATTTCACCCTCTCTAACTACAGAACCAGGGTCAAGGGTTTTAATGAAATCATAAAGCATTGCTACATCTTTTGGACCGGCTTGCATTTTTGTATCATCGGCAAATGTTTGCAATGATTTATACGCATTATCTACTTTCTGAAACTCCTGGTATGGCTTAAGAAGAGCCTTTTGAGCACCCTTTACAAAGTCAGTTGTTTTTTTAGAGACAGACTTTCCTGATTGAATCTCAGCAAGCTCTTTTGCTCTTTGAGAAGCCATTTCCTGTAAAAGGATATTCTGGATATTAATTCCAGCATCCTGAGCTTCTTTTGCTGTATTTACATTTAGTCCATACTTACTAAGGATTCTCTTAGCCATTTTTGAGGCACTGGAATTTGGATCACGAAGCTTGGCTTCATCTTGTAGCTCAAGACGAGTCTTATCAAATGATTGTTGTGCTTTTTTTGCATCAACTGCAGTTTTAGCAATTTGCTCAGGCTGGCTTACTGTTTTATCAAGAGCATCGACCACGTTGTAATCAGCTCTAGCACCAGAACCAGCGATAGCTGCACCGGCTTGAGTTGCTGCTCTAAGAAGAGCATTGGAAAATTGATTGTCGATTGTTGCTCTCTGACCAGCCATCAAAGCATTTAAAAAATCAGATTCTGCCTGTTCAGGAGTAGCTTGTTGAACTTTTTCAGCAACATCTACAGAAACTTTTCTTTGTGTCGGTGAAATAGGCTGAGGAGCAGCTGCCTTTTGTTCAGGAACAGAAGCTTGTGTTGGCTGTTCCATCTTTTTTTCTTCTGGTCTAAATGGAATTTGAACTTGTTCTTCTTCTCCAGGAGGGAAAATTTCACTGGCTAAATAACCAGCACCGGCTCCTACAGCCCCGCCTTTACCAAAAGCTTTAGCTGCATTTACCAATCTAGGATCAATACGATTAAGGAATGTCATATCTTCCATCCCAGTAGTCGGTGTAATTTCAGTAAACTCAGCATCTATTGCATCAGCCGCTTGTTTGGTGGCACGGCTTTGACCTTCACCAATTACTTCAGGTCCAACCTCTGTTGGAATTGTTGACTTTCTAGTAGCAGGTAATGCTTCCTCTGCTAACTCGTCAACTTGTCTTGTTGCGGCTGGAACTAGCTCATCTGATTGCTTTCCAATTAGACGAAGAAATTTACCAAAATCCATACTTATCCTTACTTCTTAGCGAGAAGGTCTAATAGTTTATTACTCTGTTGTTGTTGACCATAAGCAGTGATACCGCCACCAATCGCAGAACCCATACCAGCATATTGCTGAGTGGTTTGTTGTGCTTGTTGTCCGTAAAAATCAGCTTGACCTGAAAGTGCTCCAGATTTAGCTCTAGCCAAACCAAGCTTATCTTGGAAGAAATCTCTTTGAGCCTGTGCTTGACGAAGCTTTTCCTGATTCTTTAACTGAGTATTGTAATCAGCAATTCTCTGTTGTTCTTCTAGATTAGCTCTTTGAGCCTGATTCATTGCTGTAACATTTCGAGTTTGTCTTGACGTTGAATTTTCAGCCAGAAAACGATTTCTTTCATCCAATGCTCTAGCTCGAGCCGACTCAACGTCAAAATCTTGTCTGCGCATATTTGCAGCCATATCAGAAGACTGACCTAATGCAGCCAAAGCTCTTTGTTGAGCCTGAGCCATTAATTGATCCGATCCAGCTGCAGCCTGATCTGCTGTACCCTGAGCAGCCTGTAATTGCATGGCGAGCTCTTGACCAGAACCAGCCATACCACGAGACTGCATTTGTTGTAGAATTTGCTGACGCTTAGCTTCTGCGTCTCTTTGAACTTCTTGACGAACCTGATTTAAAGCAGCACGATCTTCTGCAGACAAGCCAGTTTTAGCTCGCTGTTGCATCATACGGAGAGCAGATATGCCAGCCTCTCTAAGAGCCGGGTCTTCTTTTACCTGAGCAAGTTCAGACTCAGCTACAGCAATCTCTTCTTCCATCTGTGGCGTATAAACACCCTGACGCTGAAGTTCTTGCAATAAAATTTCTTTAGATAGATCAGGAGGAGTGCCAAGGCGATTAAGCTCGGCTAAAGCAGCCTTCATTGCAGAACGCTGTTTATCGCGATCTCCCTGGGCAGCTATATTGCCTACTAACCCTCCAATAATCGGTGCAGCTACTGAAGCTGCGATCATACCCCACGCCATTATATATCTCCGTTTCTATATAAGTTGTTAAGCTTTACCTTCGCGTTTTAACGCGGCATTATAATACTTTAGAAGCTCGTTCACCATCTTAGCACCCTCATTTCCACCTTTACCCCTGGCAGCAGACATTTGAACCTGTCTACCAAGAATTTGGCGCATAATTTCATCGGATGATCTATTAGCAAAAGAACCAATCTTTACTCTCTTACCAGTTTCAACATCTGTGGTATTGTAATCTCGAGTTGCCCAGTTACCAGTCTTACCACCAAAAAGAGCAGTAGAAACTGACTTTCCGACATTCCGGACAGCTCTAACTGCGTTATCATATCCCGAAAGCTTTGCGATAGCTTGGTCAATTTTACCAGATTGCGTTAGATCACGCAAACCTTGAGCAGTGGTCATTGCATTTTGTGAAACCTCACCAATCCCTTTACCAATAGATTGACCATAGAACTCGTTTAATCTTCTCAAATTCTTAGTAGCGTCATTACTTCCACCAAGTTTAATCAATTCATCCATGATTTTCATTTGACCTTCATTTCCTAATCTAGCAACACCAGTTCCAGCCATAGTTGCACCTTCTACTGCTTGTGCCGTTGCATCTCCTCCAGTTAAAAGATCAGAAGCAAGCATAGCAGCAAGCGCATAAGGGGCTGCTCCAGCCATTGCTCCACTAGCAGTTAAGCCAGCTCCACCACCAGCACCCAGACCCAAGCCACCCAAAGCACTACTAGCTCCACCATACAAAGCAGCACCAGTTAAAACATCACCAGCAGTACTACCTTGAATCGCACTGCCAGTAGTCAATGCACCTCCGAGAATCTGCTGAAGCGGAGTTAATTTCTGTTGCTCCATTCTTTGTGCAAACCCAGCATCCTGTTGCATTTTTGCTTGTTCTTGTCTAGCAATTTCTTGTGCTAAACTATCGAAATTGAGTCCAAGTCTTCCAGCTTGATAAGTTTCTGGACCAGAGAAAGCAACATCTGTTCCAACTCTTCCTGCAAGTCTGTCGAGAGCTCTTAAACGAGCTTCTTGATCTGAAGTCGCAGCAGCTTGTTCATTTAATCCAACACCGGCAGTATTTTGGAATCTTTCAGCAAGTAGAGCATTTATATCAGCTCCGAGGTTTTGAGCACGGCGAACAATCCCACCTTGAGAAAGCAATCCGCGAGCTTCTTCATTACTAAGGTAGCCAGCATCTGCTGCTAACTGTAAAGCAAGACCTGTTCTTGACATTGAATCAAGATTTGAATATTGTCCTTCTCCGCGAAGGATTCCTTGAATCTGAGTTAAATCTTTAGCTCTTTGTTCTTCACTTTGTTGCATTGATTTCAATTGCTCAGAAACTCTACCCATCAAAGGCTCTTTAGCCTTATCGATCATTGAAGTTGTTTCCTGACCAAAAGCACGAGCTTTATTTACAAAATCTTGAGCTTGAGCAGAAGCAAGTCTATTAGCTAGATTTGTTTGACGTTCAGCACCGAGAGTTTGCTTAGAAGCTTGAGATAATTGATTTGAACGATCCTGACCTAGAATTGCAGTATCTAAGCCACGCTGACCTTGAGTATATTCTCGACCACCTACAAAGCGTTTAAGAAGTTCCTCTCTTCCGCCAGTAGAACGAGCCAATTGACCGAGCTGTTCAGTTTCTTGAGCTTGTCCAATTAAAGCTTGAAAATCTTGGAGTTCTTTAGGACCAGTGTATGCACCAGTTTGATATCTTCTAAATTTCTCCATCTCTTCTGCAGATGGAAGATTTTCGGCAACAATTCTATCTCTTTCTGATTGAATGAAAGCTTGCTTTTCAGCTTCGGTCATTCTTCCATAATCTTTTTCAACTGCCGCAAGTCTATCAACAATATCTTTTTCTTGTGCTGCGGTTGTTCCAGTAATTGCACCCAATGTTCCTCTGAGGGAAGCCAAAGACGCTTCTCTTGCACTTAAATCTCTTTTAAACTGAGCACCAGTCACCATACTAAGTAACTGGTTAGTACCGGGCGTACGAACTTCTCTCTGATTCTGCTTAGCCGCTTCGTACTTTTTTCTTAAATCATCGATAGCTGCTTGATCTTGTGCAATTCTTTGCTCAATTAGAGCCTTATTTTGTGAAAGGAAATCTTGTGCTTTCTGTCTTTGTTCTTCTAAGGTAGATCGCTGAGAAGCATATTTTTGCTGCAAACCACTACTAACCTGGAATTTAGACTCATCGACTTGAACATTACTATCATCAAAACGACCTAAAACTTCAGCTCTTTTAGCTGCTGCCTCTGGAGTATCAAGTCTAGCTCTATTTGCCTCTTGTAAGAATCTTTGTTGTGAACCCTGCAATCCACCCTTAAACTGCTGGGCAGCTCCTGCTACACCACCGGCAAGGGTAGAACCAAGTCTATTTGAACGGTTGGCTTGCATGACTCTATTCAAATTAGTGAAGCCTGTTCCTTTAGGAACGGCAGTATTGAGAATCTTCGGTTGATTCTGATCTTCTTCCTGCTCTTGTTGCTGTCCTTGTGGGGGTATTAAAGCCATAAATCCTCAAAAAGATAATAATATCATCTAATAGTTGTTAATTAGCCATATGCGACAATTCGCACTAAATACCTATTATTAGGTTGTAAGTTACTGATATGATTAATAATTACGCTATTTCCATTCTGAACAAATGTTATAAATGGCTGACCAGTTGGATAACTAGATGAATTTGTTAGATTATCAACCTTTATAACTTGACAACCAATCACCAAATAGCTACTGTTTAGCCCAAAAGATGTTGTAAAAGTCGGAACTCCAGAAGAATTTACAGTAACTTCCACATCCTTCACTGTACAAAATATATTCTCTGAAAGACTCAAACGACCATTTACTGCGAAATAAAGAGCATTAAAAGAGTCATTGACCGAGCCAGAAAGCTGGTCAACTAGCTCCCTATCTTCCTCTTTATAGTCATTTGTAACAATACGTTTATAGCTAGATAGACGTGGCATATATTACCTATAAGCTCTTGTTGACTGACCTATTTCACCAGTTAGAGACATCCCAGTTACCCGGAATTCTTCCCTGGCTGTTTTATGGCTGAATCTGACGACCATATATCGACATCTTTGACACTGACGCGGAATATAAGTTCTCATCGGTGCTGCACTTCCAATTCCACCAAAGAACCCACTACCAAAAGGAGTATGTCCAAAGATTCCATTTCCGTCCATTTTGAATGGAACTGGCTGAAATTCTGGTAATAAATCCGTTGAGAAAGAAAGAGTTCCGCCAGTAAAAGCGCGACTTTCAAACATCATAGTAGCCTCTCTCATGTGCTTAAGCATAAGAGGATCGCCTAAAGTTGATGGACTATAAGTGAAAGCGGACTCAAAAGCCTGGTGAACTGTAATTTCTCCAACTAGGAATTGCAAAGACAAGTTCAGTGTTATTTTCTTTGTAATTCTATTAATATCAGTAATAATAGCTTCCATAATTGTATTATTATTGATTTGTTTATAGTTATTAAAAGAAACCCCAGTATCTGTATTTAAAACTGATACAATTTTATTATAACAAGTTTTTAGGTCTTCAAAGTCTGTATTAACTGTTTGAAAGTTCCCAGTAGTTCCTGCTGTGGTAACTCGAATTGGAATACTGAAAGTATCCGCATCAATTACTGTAACAATATGTGAACCATTTATTGAAGGAATTGAGTCTGAGCTATCAATCAAAACTTTACGCCCAGTCAAAAGACCGTGACCTACGGATGTTATTACTGTTGAATCTGCCTGAGATATAGAAGTTATCACTCCAGACTTATTAGAAATATCACTAAAAAATCCAGTATAATTAACTCCGGCATCAGAATCTAGTTTATTTGCAAGTGCTTCTAGCTGAACTCTAGGATTACCACCAGCAACCAATTGCAAGGAGGACAGATAATCCGAGTCAGATACTCCTGTATCAAGATCGAGCTTTCTAAGAAGAATGTTGAACTCTTCCATAGTAATAGTTTGATCTTGAACAATAACATCCCCAACTGACATATTTGTTACAGAAGGTAGAATTATTGTATTTCCGAGAAGCTTATTTGCAGAAATGACATTTGTGAATTCTCGGTCTGTGTAATCCAACCTACTAAAAGTCTTTCTTTCCTGTTCAATATAAGGAACATCGCTAGATGCTAGATATAACTTATCGTCTGCTGGATTTACAACACCAGCCAACTTTGTTAGATCGTAGGTGGTCCATGAATTTGTAAGAGTTGAATAACGATATGCAATTGTTGCATCCTCATCAGCCTCGTCACTTACAGTAAACACGATATAAGCATTATCGGATTCGTACCCAACTCCCCAAGTTGCTGTCTTGAAATTAATGAAGTTAGATGACTGAATTCTTAAGATAATATTATCAATTGCTCTACTAATGATTCTAGAACCACCCTCTGAAAGGCTTTGAATTCCTTGTGTGGTCCAAGCGTATATAATGTTATTACAAACTGCAATAGAATCTGGGGCAATAGCAATTAGAGAGTTATCGAATAGCTCTAACTGAAAAGGAGCATTCTCACCAGAAATACGATATAGCCCGTCTTCTTTAAATACAAAGAGGGAATCTCTAAGTGCAACAATTCTAAGAATAGCTTTATCCGCAGCACCAACATCAAAGAAGTTCAAAAGAGGAACAGCATCTGGTTGACTAAATTTTGAATAATAGACTCTGTTTATCTTTTCTTCATTTTCTGAAAAAACCGCATTTGTTGCTTTAATCAAAGCACCAGAACTACCACCAACGATAGTATAAACACCTTCTATAGTAAAGGTACTTGGACTTGTTACAGTAACCTCATATAGACCATCAACAGAAGGAATACTATCAGTTGCAGTCATAACTACAAAGTCACCAGTTTTTAATAAATGAGCACCAGTTGTTGAAATTTCTGGAGAAGCTCCTGCTGTAATATTGAAAATACCAATTTCAGGTCCAATGTCTGGATTAAATGAAATACCAGTATTATCATTATTCGCAACAACGTAGAATTGTTGAGAAGCATCTAATTCTCTTGCTTCTAAATTCATTTTTCCTGGTACATCGAAGTTACCAGAAAGGTAATAAGCGTAGACAGCTCCGCCCATGTTTTTATTTATAACACGAACAAAACTTCTAGCAGTTTCGTCTACGGCTTGTGCTGGAGACGTTACTGGAGAAAGAAGAACCTGCAAAAGTCCTTCTTGTATTCTAATAGCCTTAAATCCATGATTTGCAACAAACTCATTTGCTGCTTGGCACTTACCAGATTGAACATTGGTAATAAATACATTATCTCCATCAACAGAACAAGAAAAAACATCAGTTGGCATAGCAGCAGCAATTAAAGTAGCAACATCTGCTTTAGTTTCTGTTCCTGTTATTTCAATTTCAATTGGAATGAATCCCGGTACAGCAGGGTCTACAGCCGAGGCTCTTTTAAACCAAACATAATATGCTTTTTGGTCAAATGCTGAATAAATATAAAAGTGGTCAGCAGCACCAGAAGATACATACAAATTACCAGCAACTGGCTTAATTTCAGTGATTTCTGGCTGAACTGCTTCTCCAGTACCAGAAACTATTGTATCTACTATGAATCCACTATTTCCATGTTCAGCCTCTTGGCAATATCCAGATTCTAGGTTTCTTATCGTAACAAGATTGGAAGCAATTTCTACAATAAAATCAAATAAGTAAGTAGATAGTTTATTATATAAAGCTTGTGCAACCTGAACAGCAGATGCGTTTGTACTTATCTTTACTTCGATCCCAGTTCTCTCATCGATAGCTGGATCGCCAGATGCTCCAGTATTAAACCAAACATAGTAATCTTTAGATGTTGAACTGATTAAAAAATACTTACCAGACAAAGAATTAGCGACATCGGCAACAGTCGTAACATCTACAACTTGCTGTAATCCCAAAATAAATTCATAGGTGTTTTTTGCACTAGAACTTGCAATTGTTACTTTTGGTATATCCCCATTATCAAAATCATTAATCATCTCGGTTACCCCAAGAAGATTTAAATCTAATCTATGTCTAGTTCTAGTATTTGCATAAAATACTGAATTTCGATATCTGTTGATATCTTTAGCAAATGGAGGGATATCGTTTGCTTGTAAAATACCTTCACCAGTTGATGCATTTGTATAAAGATTTGCCCCTCTAAAAGCATCTGGAGTAATATCTTCAAATACAACAATTCCAGAGGTTATCTCGTCATTTGTCGGATAAGCTTCATAAACAAGCTGTAATTCATCGGATGGAACAACGTCATCAAAAGTAGCAGCACCAGTTGCCTGAGCAATTGATGATCTATAAACCTGGAAAAAATAACTTGAGTCTATTCCTTGTGGAATTGTTATAGATAGTTGAGTGGTCGCTGTTGTTGTTACGTCCAGTTCAGTAATAAGAGCTTGATCTGTGGTAGAAATCACAGTAGTTGGCTCTTGTGCTAAAAGTGAAATAATTTCAGAAATATAATTCTGCATCTCAACTAGCTGACCATTTGTTGCTGGACTAGAAGGAACAGACGGTTGTGTTAAAGCTCGATATTCTCCAGAATTAATTGTAGCAGAAGAGAGAATAACTGGACCAGTGGCGGTTGTATTGAATGTGATAGTAGTAGAAGTTACAGTAACTACAGTTTGTTCGCCATCTAATGTCTCAGTTGCTGGAGCAAATCCAGTCAGGAAAATTTTAGAGCCTGGCTGTAAATACTGAGTTGGATCACCAGATGCAAATGTTATTGTGCAAGTTCCAGTAGAAATTACCGCAGCACCAGAGTTCATTTGAAGTGGGGCTGTGGAAGCCTGGTTTGCGTATAAAATATCGTTATCTATTTTTGTTGTCAAAGCAACAAGATTCGATTGTAATTGAGTTGCAGTAGATGTTAGATTAACTCCCAAGGTTGAGATATAATTCTTATCATTAATTCTAGCGGAAGTTAAAGGAGAGTTCTCGAATGAATCTAAAACATTGAGAAGTCTCATATAATCTTGTAACAAAAGATCAAGCATTGGATTGCTTACAACTTCTCTTTGTGATGGAGCACCTAAAACAAGATTATTATTAGCATCCTTATAACCCCAAAGAACTCGATAAGCTACAGCAGAATCTTGAGGAAACCACTGTGATTGTGAGTTTGCTGAATAAAGTAGGGTTCCAGTTAAATCTAGAGCCTTTACAGCTCCGGCTGGCTTAATATAGCCTTCCGCACTTGTGAAATCATTTGGACTTTTTGCTGAAATTTTTTGAATTCCATCTGAAGTAGTAAAGTAGAAGTTACCATTTGATTCGATAAACTTCATTCTAAGCCCTTCTTGGGTTTCCATGATATTACCAGAAAACTCTAAGAATGTACCAGAACCATCTGAATCATATTGAAGTTTATTATTGTAATGACGAATGATACGATTTCTGTAAGTAGTGAGTTGCTTAACTCTGTCAGAAATTTGAGGAAGAGCTGTTCCGTATAAATTGAATCCACGACGCTGCTCAATAATGCCATCTCTTTTAATAATGACATTCTTGGCTTCGATTAATGCACCTTCTTGACGCTCAAGCTCATTTGGAGACGTTTGAAGTCCCGAAGCTTTGAGCATAACTGTACTAGCCATTATCTACCTCGTCTAATTTTTCCGTATCGTAAAAGGCTGTGGCGATTAAGAACTTTTTGTGGACTTCCCTCAACTCGGTTATCTAGAACCATAGCTTGAGAACCTTCTAGCTCTCTAATCTTAGCGTTTGCAGTTTGAAGACCAGCCTGATCCCCAAGTGCCTCAAGAATTCTAGCACAAGTTCTTTCTGCTAACAAGTTATGTAAATCAGTAGGAACCTGTGGAATAATACACTCATACTGAAGACAAATATAATCACCAGGAACAAAGTCAGCCGGAATCAAGGACTCAGAAAGAGTTATTGTTGTTCCAGAAACAGCGTTTAGAGGTAATTTTACATCAAAGGAGTATGTTGAATGTCCAGCTTCTGCTTGCAAGAAATCAACAAGTTTTCCACCAGTTATTTCAGATGGAACAGAAGGGCAATTAATTGTAAGAGAGCTTTGAACAATCATTCCCGCTGAAGAAGATGAAACTTTGACTGATCTTGAAATGTATGTAATTGTGCAGATTGAACCAGCAACTGTCGCTGTAAAATCTGGATCAGAAAGGGAGTTTAAGTAAGATGTAAAATTTGTCGCAGTGATTGAACTGTTTGTTCCAATTGCAAAATCAGTACCAGCGATCGCGGTAATTTGATCTACAGTAACAGAATCACCAGCAACTAAATTAGAATTATCAAATGTGATTGTCTTGGAAAATGAAGAACAAATCGCCGCTTTATCGTCAGTTACAAGAGAGTTCGGTCTTAGGTAATAAGAAAAAACTAAAGACCCTTGTGGGTTTTGAGAAACCTCTGGAACCAAGATAATTGAATTATTTTCCACATAGTAATAAACTGGGTTTGGATTAACCGAATTTTCTGCTTGAAATAAAGCACGATCATCTGGATTAACCTTAGACATTTCAATAAGTTGACCTTGTGTATCTTTAAAGAAAAGATCACGCAATTTCATCCCAATAGCACGACTAGGAATGGGATACCTAGACTTACCTGGAACCAAAGCAACCTCTTGAGTATGTACAAAATACTCTTCGTGGAATTGAAGAATGCTTGGAACCTGAGCAAGCATCATCTCTTCATCAGCAAAACGAAGAATATCCTCATTACTAAAAGTAACTTGAGAAATAGGAAAAGCCATCTTTCTTTTGACGGCTTCAATAAGAGTATTTGAAGTATAGTAGGGCTTAATAGCCATTGTCAACTCCTGTATCAGAGAAGGAGTTAGGCTTTCTTAAGCTTTTCCTTCATTTTCATAAGCTCAGCAATCTGGGCATCGATGTCAGATTCGTCCATTTCAGACTCATCTTCCATTTCTTCAGAATCCTCAGACTCTTCTTTGCCTTCACACTCAGGACAGCCAGGGCACTCAGAGCAATCTTTTTCCTCTTCTTCCCCACCTTCCATCATTTCTTCAGCTTTTTCAAGACCAGCTTTAAGACCCTCTTTGGAGTCAGAAGCGATTGTGACTTTCTTAAGACCAGAAAGGTCTTCTTTCATCATATCGCGAGCCATCTTGTTAGCCTCTCTAAGCGCAGTAAGTTTTGCCTTCTGTGCATTTCCGCTAATCTTTTTCATTACTTACATCTCCCATTGCAATGAGTAGTGAATGTTTCTACCCTAAGTTGTTAATCTTTATTTCTTCGCTTAAGCATAAAACGAAGCTTTCCAAATTGTTGATTTTTCTTGTTAGCCTGGGCTTTATCTCTTTTAGCCTTAGCTTTTTCTGACTCGGACAATTCTCCCCAGGTCTTAGGAGTATCTTCATTTACTCTGACAGAAGGACGACATTTTCCAGGGTTTTTCTTATCTTTATTTGAGCCACATTCTGACCCATCAGCCAGGGTCCACTTTTCAGCATGCCAGCGTTTTAAGCCACCCTTTTTCATCGGTATTTCCCTCCACGAGATTTATATTCCTTTACAATCCAGCTACTTGCGTATGCCGAAGGAAATCTATCAAACTTCTTCTTAGCTTCAGCTTTAACACGAGCATACAGCTCAGGATCGGTTGGAACCGACCCGTCTGCTGTACGCCCAATTGTTTTCTTAAGCTTTGAATACTTCATTAGAAGCTAGTTGTTATTGCTCTGAAGCGGATAGTTCCAGAAACAAATCCAGCGTAGTTAGAAGAAGTATATTGAACTTGACCGCCAGATGTAATAGTAAATACTATACCAGACTCGTCACCAACTGCACTTTGAGCCATTTCAAAGCCAGCACCCTTTTTAATACCAACAAGTTCGAAAGTTTCAAAAAGATCAAGAGTTGCGTCGATTTCAACGCTGACAAGAGCTTTGAAGCTACGAACGTTGGCTGCAAAAGCAAGACCAGTTACGTTAGCTGCAGAAACTTGATTGTTGGCAATAGCAAAAGAGTCTTCTTGGATATCATTAGCTGATCCACCTGTTGGAAGATCGTGAAATCCTTTAGTTCCAGAAGAATCTGTACCGTAGTATTTTGAGTTACCAGGAGCAGCAGCGTCACCAACAAGCTTAATACCAGAAGCATCTGAAGTAATAGATTGTTGAGTTTTTACATCAGCTTTGATTTCTGGAGTACCATCGGTATAAGTCAGGTTGATAGTATCGGTATCTGCAAGAATTGTACCAACTGCATCTTGAGCTCTTTCTTCTGTGAAGTAGAGAGAAGTTCCTTCTGTCAAGTCGGCAGTTGTTTTTGTTGCAAGACGAGCATCGAAACTTGAATCGAAGTCAGCAGATGCAAACTTTTCAGAATCGAGTTCGTTAATTGCAGCTTGAACATCTGTAGCAGAAATGTTTCCAGCGGGTGTATTTGTGATTTGAGAAGCAGAGTAATCACCAGACTGAGCAGTTACAACACCTTGGCGACCAAATACAGAAATTACTGCATCTGAAGCCGGAGCTTTTTGCCATACAGAACCAGAGTAGATTACAAAGTCACCAACAGCAAAAGCTGTAGACATACTTGGATCAGAGAATCCAGTTGGCGTACCAGCAACAGATACACGATAAACGTCACCTGCGTTACCAGTTCCATCAGAAAGAGATGGAGTATTTGTAGAAGCATTCCAAGCACCCTGGTACTCCATTACAGAGTTAGGAAGCTGAGAAACAGGAACTTTACCGCCAGCATCAAGAGTTGCTACACCATTAGCAGCACCCTTCTCTGAGCTAAGAATTCGACTGTCTACGTCACTCTGAAGCTCAACAAGAGCAGCTTGAACGTCTGTGGCAGCTAGGTTTCCAGATGGAGATACAGAGATAGCAGAAGCATCGTGTGCATCAGAAGCAGCATTGATGTGTGCATCAAGCTGTTGCTTTGTTACTGCATCTGTTGGATCAGTCGCGTCAGCAAGGTCTTTAATCTGGTTAGCACTCATATTTATGCTAGTAGTTACAAGAACTTGGTTAGCATCGAGAGTGATATTACCACGACCGTTTACTGATTGACCAGTGACTAGGCTAATATCTCCAGAAATTCCAGCACCTTCTGAAACATCACCAGTTTTGATCGATACATCACCAGACGGGATATCTTCTGTAGTTAAAGTTGCGTCTGTAATATTACCAGTTGCAATTGAAATCTCAGAGCTTTGAGAAGCACTCTGTCCAGCAGCATCGAAAACGTCAAAGCCGCTAATTACGATTGGACTAGCACCAGCTTTTGTAAATGTAAGATCGCTAGATGCTAAAATTCGACCCTGAACCCAAACTTCTGGACCTTCTGGATCAGCATTATCTGAAGTGATGTAAATTTTATCACCAGAAAGATTTAAGTTTGCATTGCTATCAATTATAATATCACTTGTAGCTGTGACAAGATTCGATAAATCGGTCTGTGCTTTGTCATCTAACTGATCTTGAACTGGACCAGTAACACCTGAGAGGGTTTCGAGTTCGGCAACTGACGTTAAACTATCAGCAATCTCCCCGTTAGCATCGATAATCAATGCCTTTTCTGTGCTCAATTGAGGAAGGACGGCTCCTCCTTGTAAACGCACTTTACTTTTAAACTTTTGATCTGACATAATATCTCCTTTAGATAATTATAACCCTTCCAGCAAAGCGCAAGTCTGGGGTTTGTGGTACATTAATAATTACATTATTTGAAGCATCTACTGTAATAGACGCATCAACTTCTTCATAAATTCCACCAGTTAACTCGTATATCTCAACAGATGGACCAGTTTTTCCATGAGTTGCAGAAGAAATTGTTAGCTCATAAAAACTTCCAACTGAAACCCAGTCACTTACAAGGAATTCTTGCTTAAAAGGAGAAGACCCTGCAGCACCTATTGCTTTAAAATCAATTGTTCCCTGTTGAGGATCAGCAACAATCTCAACGCTAGAATCGCTAGAAATAAAGCTAATTTCTCCAGCTATCCCAACAAGGTTGCCACCGATATTAATAGCAGCATTTGCACCATCGTAACTTTGAGCAACAACTCTAACGTAGTTACCAGATGGAGAGTAAACAAGAACAATTACTTCAATTTGGTCGTATCCATATACATCAACCAACTGATTTGCATTTCCATTTAAATCGACAATTGTTGTCCAAATATCCTGTCCAGTAATTCTAGCCCGAACTCTAACAACATTAGCTAGAGTGGCATTAGAAATCACAAAACGGACTTTAAACTCATCTTTAACATCACCAATACCGAGAGAACCCGGTCCAGTGACTGTTTTATTTAAGCCATATACAAGCTCTTGATGAGACATGTTTATTCCTTATTATCTTACAATTCTAGCTCTAGCAGCAGCTCTTTGTTGTTTAATTTCTGCTGGACAAGCAACACCCGTTTCCATTTCTCGGACAATCATCCAGTCAGTACTAGCAAGAAATTCAAGAGCTTCTTTATTAACTTCTTCCTGTGCAATTTGAGCAGAAATATCCTCAATTACAACTTCATACTGAGCAGGAGAAACCATAACAATTCTACGCTCGTAAATAGCAGGAGATATAACTCCATCTGGATTTAGAGTGTATGTGGCTGGTTCTAGCTCATTTCCATTGTTATCATAAACTGCCGGAGTTGCAAGTTCCTGAACTGGACCACGAACTTCTTCTGCTACAAGAACATCTTGCTCTTGAAAGATAGCTTTCTGTCCAAAAGTACCCATACCTTCGTGCTTGTCAAGCCAAGCTTGAGCTTCTTCCATTGTTGGAAAAAGCCCTTGGTTAGTAATCTGTTCTTGTTTTTTGATAGATATTTTAATCATATATTAGTCCTTGTATTTAAATGTATAACCTTTATGTTCTTTTTGTTTGCCAGTTAAACAACGATGAATTGCAGCAGCATGTAAATTATGTTCTCTAGCAAATTGATTAAGAATACTAGCTTCTGTAATTAATTTACCATTTTTAAATACTAAAAAATCTCTTCCGCCTTGAACTCTTGATGATAGCAATCTATACTCAGGAGTTTGTTTAGCTTCTATAGATAGTTGTTGTCTTTTAGCATTACGTTCTGGATTATTTTTGATAAACTCAGATTGCTTTATGGACATGTGCTTTCTATTTTGCTCATTTTTAAAGAAGGCTTTTCTAGCTTTTGAAACTTTAGATTTTGATTCTGGTTTAGAAACAGCTTCTTTCATATTATTAAGGTTTTTTTCAAGCCATTTTGAATCTTGTCTTAGTTTCAGAGTAGCTTGTCTACACTTTTCTTTTGTTTCTTCTGTGTGCCTTAAGCCAGAAACACCTTCTCCACCAGCAGAAATATTTGCGATAGGTTTATAACGAGCTATTAAGTCAACTTCAAAATCTAAAGCGTCTTGCTCTTTTTCAAAAAATTGCACAATTACTACTTTTCTACCAGCTTTTGCTTCTATACGTTTCCAAATAGGATTGCGACAATCCCTAGCTCGGGCACGTTTTTCAGTACCTTTACCAATGTAAAAACATTCTCCAGTGTCTAATCTATAGTGTAGATATACTAGCCATTTCATTGTTGTTTACCGATATTTACTTTAGCAATTGAAAAAAAGTTAACTGTAGTTCCAGTATCAAGAGCCGTAGCCCCTCTTTCGTTTACACCCCTAACTTGAAAAGTTTCACCTCTTCCTAAAAATACTAGATCAGAATATGGTCCTGCTCCCATAAATGTAGTTGTAGCAGCACCAACCCTGAAGACCATACTTGTACTGTATAAAACGCCATTTTTGAAACCCTGAATATATACAGCCTGACCAACGGCATAGGTAGCATTTGAGTAATACATAGAAGCAGATATTTGATAATATCCAGTTTCTGGAGCAGTAAAAGTTCCGTTAGTGTTTAAGGCTCCATGAGTATCAAATACAACAGTTACTGGCATTGTTACACCAGTTGCGTTCATTACTGTTCCTGCGGTGTTAATTCCTCTAGCTGCCACTCGCTCAATATTCATTCCCGTGAGCGAAACATTCTTGCTTGCGTTGATTACGAGGTAGCCTGAAGTTGCTGTTGTCAAATCATCAAATACAAAGTTGGCAGAAGTTGTAGTTGATGTTTGATATCCAGTATCAATGTATAGTATTCCCGTATTTTCGTTATAACTTTTAACTGCAGCACCTATAAATGTAGTAGATGCATATTGAATACCATCTAAAGAACCAGAGCCAGTTTTAGCTGAACTTTTGTAAAGATTTAAACTTAATCCCTTAAGTCCTTTACCAATTTGAATTGCAAACGCAGAAGGAGTAGCAGAGCTACTACCAGCATTATACGCTCTTGTAGTCAAAATAATACCATTTGCATTCATATCGCTAGTACTTTGAGAAGGAGGATTCGCTGTTGTTTGAGTTCTAGTATTAGAATTTGCACTGTGTACAAAAGTAATAAAAGTACCAACAGGAGCATTCGCCAAAGTACTAAGTGTGTACTGTGTAGAGCTTGCATATTGCAAAGCTGCAGTGTCTGTGCTGAAGGTTTCAGGTGCTGTTAGTATTTGGTCGGAGAGTGCTGTAGCCTCTATAGAAAAATAATTGGTTGAATAAATTGTACTCGGAGCTGCCAGTGCTCTTAATCTAATAGTTTCACCGGCTTCAAGTATCGTTTTAGCTGATCCATTTGCTCTGTGATATCCTCCTACAGCAGCCCCTCCACTATCAGATATAGCTAGAGAGCTATCATTTTTATCAATAGATATACTAACTCCATTGATAGTCATTACAAAAAAAGAAACATCAATTGTCACTCTTTTAAGAGCCGTCCATTTACCTGTAGTAGGATCGTAGCTGAGAAATTTGTTAATATTTTTATCCTCAACAACCGTGTTAAAATTAAATACGTTAGATGCCAGTAAGCTTGTATAATTTCTAACAGTGGCCCCTTGTTCAGGCTGCGACACATTCACAAATGGAGTCACATCTACGCCAGTTACGTTAGGCTTACCGACTTTGGAGATTGTAAATGTTACCCCTCCCGGTACAGTATTTGTTTGTCCAGAAGAATGAGGTCTAATTATATCACCAGATTGCAAGTAGCCTTGCCAAGAAACTGACATGTATTTACTTGCTGATGAACCACCTTCGTCAGAAGAAATAGCTAACCTTTCATTTGCTGATATATCATCAATATTATTAATAAGTGATGACGCATTTTTACTGATACCGATTCTAGGTGTTGTATTTAATGTTGTTTGTTCAGAATAACTAATCATATAAATACCGCTAGACATTGCCGTAAAACTAGCACCATTTGCCGCACTATCTGTGTATTCAATATCTGTACCAACATTATCCCTAATATTGCTAAATCTACGAATCTTAGTAGCGGTTGATCCATACCCATTAGCTGTATCAACTCTCACCGAGGAGTCAGACTCCGAGAATTGTGGCAATGTGTTGGTTACAGAAACAGAAATGTCTTGCTCTTGGAAAGCTAGGTTTAGGTTGTTTGCTACAGCAGACGTTGGTGTGTTATCTGCACAAATTCTAATTACATCTCCGGCTGATACAAACCCAGACCAAGCAATCGTAGAATCAAGCGCAACACCAGATTCACCGGCTAAAGTTTCAGAAGAGGTCGGTAGTGCTGTTCTAATAGCTTGATTTCTAGATATTCTACAACTCCCATTACTATTCCTTAAACTAGAACTCACATCGAGTTTACCAGCTTTCGTCATAGTAATAGCAGTACCATTACTGTTATCAACTGTGAAAGCATCACCGCGAATCTTAGTCATGGAAGTGAATTGAACAATTGCTGTTTCTGTTCCAGTACCTCTAGCACTAGCACCTTCAAAGCGTAGCTCAGAAGTTGGGATAGTGATTTTTTGGTCAGCGCTGGTGTTAAGGACTTTTAGGGAGCCTTGGTATGTAACGCCCATTTGACGAACTGTACCAGCCCCTCCACTGTTATCATTGCTAAAATAGAAATAATCCCCAGAATTTAAATAGAAGGAACTAGATACGTGAGTCATCCCACCTGTACTAGCTACTCCTAATTGTCTTGACATTAGAGAAGTTGCTCCGTTTACAACTCTATATAATTGCGGTAGTACTCCAGAAACAGATGCCGGAGTAACCCACATCGAAGCTGAGAATGTACCATTTTTTGTAGCATAGAATCTACCTGTGGCATTTTCATATCTAATGGCATCGCCTATAGACCTAGTAACTGTAGAAAATGTATAAATGGCATTTGCAGCAATAGATGAACTATCCGACATTTCCAAATTACTATCACCCTCTTCCACCAATGCACTTTGAGTGCCAGAAACTACGATTTGCTCAGTAGCTGACAATCCTGCGCATGGGATAGAGGCAGTTAATGAAACTGTGTCACTATTGTTTACAAGGTTTGTCCCAATTACTTTAGTCAAAGCGTTTTGAGTTGAGCTTTGAGCGCCGAATGTGATATAGGACACCGATGGTTCTATTAATATTGAACCTCTAAAGTATGTTGAGCCTTGGTTATTTCTTACGTGATCGCCTGCCAAAGTTAAACTTGGAATAATACTTGTTCCAGCAGAAGTTAATCCAACAGGGAGTCCAACACGAGCTTCAGCGGTAGTTACTACTCCAGCAGTAAACTTACCACGAATTTCTACGTTTTCTCCAACTTGTCTCCACTCAAACTCCACAGCACTTGGCGTACCAAAGCCTTGGAATGCTGGCGTATATCCCTGCCAAGCTGTCATGTTAGGAATATCAATTGTGCTGTTGCCAAGCACTGCTTTTGCTGGAACGAGGTCGTTTGTTGTAATTTGTGAAGTTGTTACAGCGTCAGCACTAATTGAAATGCGTCTAACATCTGTAGTTCCAACTGAGTTTCTAAAGGAGAACGTAGCTCCAACTGGCAGAGTTTGAGAATATGTGCAGTTAGCAAATGAGTTTCCTGCGGCGGTATCACTTGAGCTATATATTGTATCAACTCCATTTACAACAATAATAGGTTCAATTTTAACAGCAGAAGCACTACGCATCAAAAGATTTAAAGTAAAGTTAGCATCTTTAAGTACGGTGTAAAGCCCGGTTCCAGAGTTGTAACTGAAAATATCAGTACCAACCGTTGAAGTAGCTGCTCCAGTTACTGTAGCAACTCCAACACTCCCAGATTGTTCTAAGTATTGAGATTGCTGTGTAATGCTTGGAACAGAAAGGGTGCTTTGTCCCTGATTACTCATTCCAAGCCAGTAGTTCTTAAGTACAACATCATCAATGTAAGTTTCTGGAGAACCGGATTCTTGCAATGCAGAAATTGTATAAGAATAGCTTGAGCAGTTTGCTGGAATATTGAAGCCAAGTTGTAAAGTACGTGGCAAATCAGAGAAGCGAAGCGAAACAGTAGCAGAAGCTGTAGCGGCTTGTGAAAGCGTAATGGTTAATGCTGTAGTGTTGATAGTCGCAATTCTTGTACCTGTTTGGATACCAGAACCAGTAACGGTCATGCCCACTTTTAGCGTGTTAATGCTTGAGTTAGAGAAGCCCGACACTGTAATTGTTGAGTTTGTTACAAGCGAAGCAATGGCTTGTGAGTTAGTCTGGAGCTGCTGACTTGGATAGTCAACGCCGTTGGTTTCATCACGGAATGCAATCGTTACGTTACCTTGAGAGGCAGATGAACGAATTGCAACAGAAGCTGTCATGTTTACGCCACGGAATTTAGGCGCAATAGCAACTGTTTGTTTAAATGAACGATTAGAAGCTGCTTGGTGAACAAGACGAGCTGACTGAGTTCCATTCAACGGATTTGTTGTAATAAGCTCAAGACCAGTCTGAGTAAAATCACCCAAAGCAGAAGAGTCAAATGTTTGAGAAAGTAGGGTATCTAAGTCACCAGCTCCACCGCCAGTACCAGTTACTACTACAGAAGAGGCAATTGCAGCGCCTTCACTTTGGTCGAAAATTAACTGAACAGTTTCGCCCGGAACTAGAAATGTTCCAGAATCGAAAGTTATTGTATTACCGTTAATTTGAAATGCTGGATATCTGTAAACCTGTCCGGTTTTGATATCGTATACTTTTAATTTTTCTTGAGTAGGAAGGAAGTTTGTAACTAGGAAAGTGGTAGTATTTAAGTCACCACTAAATATAAATGTTTGAGTTGCGTCAATACCGTCAATAGCGTCACCAACTTGCTCATCATAGAAAATACCGAAAGC